AAAGTCTCAAGCATCTTGAGGCAAGACTCAAGCCCCAAGCTGTGAGGTTCAAGCTTCAAGCCACAAGCATCAAGCTCCTTGATAACCTTCCCCTCATAAAGTTTTACAAGGTTAAGGGAGAGGTCCTTAACCAAGATAAATGTATTGCTCGGATGTCGTATATGAAATGATATTTGATGTGGAGACAGGCGTATCTTGTTTGTCTTTGTTACTTTTAATTCGACAGTGAAAAAGTGGCCAAAACTATTACAGCCCAGTAGATCAGGAGTCCCCCATGCAGCGCTATTTTCCAAGCGTGTAAATGATAATTTGCAATTATTTTCAATATTGAGCGTTTTAATTTCATGCCATAGTTTCTTTTCTGGTTTCACTACTACACCTCATTCATTTGTCAATCATTTTGAAAAAATTTGTACAGTAATTCTAGGCACGATAGGACTAAGAACAGGGTTAACTTTGTGAGTGACTGGAGCTTTTACAAGCACTAAAGAATTACCTACAACAGGTAAAAAACCATGACCATTTCCATCGGTAAACATAAACTCACCACCCCATTGTTCATGCCATTTATTATTTATGTAATAAGTTGCTCCATAAGTCCATTTGCCATCATTGTGCCAATTAATTCCAGAGTTTTTTTCCATGTAATGAATAGTAGTTCTACTCTCCGCAGTTCCTAATTGAAAGTAAGGATTATGTTTAACTAAAGTTTTTAATGTTTCAAAAGGTTTATAATTATCCACCTCAGTGCGTTTAGGAGGAACAATATTATTCCATAAAAATTCTGGCCAAACTCCACCACTACTATGTAAATTTATTTGTTTTCTTTCTCTAATGATAGCATTGTGAATACCCTTATAGGTTTCTTTATCTAAAAAATTATGAATCCACCAGAGTTTATCTGGAATAGAATAAGCTAAGTGCACGGTTGCCCTTGACGTAAAAAACAATTAATAGCATAACGAGTGCCTTCAGTAATAGGTTCTGTGCCATGTATCCAAATAGGTTCTGCAGGAAATATCATTGCATCTCCAGTCTTAAATGATTCTTTTATTTGACCATTAAAGAATCTAAACTCACCACCTTTATAATCCTCATTCAAATTTAATGTACAGGATCCTCTTGTATGAGGACCAACATCAGTGTGATCTTTAATTAAACTTCCTTTTTGATATCTAAGTATTCTTATATTATCAGAGGAATTTATTAAAAGACTATTAAAACTAGGACCTATTTTTGTAGTTGTAATATGTACAACATAGTTAGTAACCATTATACCTATGTATTGTTTACATATATTTAATGCATAAGTTATATCTTCATTGGGATTACTTATTTGAGACAAATTTAAACAATCAAAATTATCTTCCTCTAATTTGTTTGTTTCATACTTATAACTATTTTCTTTGTGAAAAAGATTAGGGTATTTTTCAAATATTTTTATTATCTTTTGACAATCCTGTTTAGGAACTAATCCATTAATTCTATATTTTAAATCAGATATCTTATGATCATATGTCATATTTTTTTAATTACTTTACCCATTTTCCAAGTTTCAGGGGTAACAGTAATAGCTAGTCTATGAGATTCTCTTACTCCAATTAATTTATTTTCTAATAATTTTACACCGGTAATATCATAGAACTCTCCAGTGGGTAATATGACTTGAACTCTAGCATTCTTAGCTACTTCCCCCTGCATAAATTTATCTAATACTTGTCTTAATACCTTTCCAGTAAACATAGGTTGATTTATAGACGAAGTTATACTAAATATCAAGTATGATAGATAAAATGATTTATAACACTTTGCTTTGGGTTATGGGATGGTCAGGGCAAATTAACTCTTGGGCTTGGCGTAAGCACGCAAAGATAATTGAAAATAAAAGATTAAAAGAAAACGAAGAGTACGTAAAAGAATTACAAAGAAAATTATAATGGGTTTACCTAAAAAATTAACAGAACAGCAAATGAAATTTGCATACGAACTCGTTACAAATGAGGGAAGGAAAACTGCAACAGAGTGTGCTGTTGATGCAGGCTTTGCAAAAGACTCAGCAAGACAATATGCAAGTAAATTACAAAATCCAAAACTATACCCGCTTGTAGTTAAGTATATAGGTGAACTTAGAGAAGAGTGGCAAAAGAAATATGAAGTAACTTATGAAAAACATATTGCAGAGTTAGGACAAATTAGAAAAGATGCTCTTAAAAAAGGAGCGTGGTCAGCTGCAGTGAACGCTGAGGTAGCACGTGGGAAAGCTGCGGGTCTATATATAGAACAAAAAATAATAAGAACAGGGAAACTAGAAGACTTAACAACAGAAGAATTAGAATCCAGAATGAAGAAGATAATTGATGATTACTCACCCATTCTAGAAAACGTCCCGTTTGAGGAAATAAAAGGGCAAGTCCTAGAAGAATCAGAAACCAAAAAAGAGCCAACAGAGTCAAACTAAATCCTCATAGTTATCAATGAATAAAGTAGATGTGTATCTTTTTAAGTTAGGAACATTACTAGCATGTTGAGAGTGGACCCAATTAGATGGAAATAAAATAGATCTATTTTCTTTAAAGCCTACATGAATATCTAAGACACAATCATGTAAAACTCCATGGTAAAAAACAGTTCCATTACTAACAGAAGTCGGACCTTTTAACATAATTAGAATATTTACTTTAGCGTTGTCTACATGTGGTTTAAAATGATCTAGATTTCTTTGATCAATACCTGATTCTTTTATACTATTTATTTTAAGTTTAAATTTTAATTCAGCTTGTTTTATAAATAATTTTTTTAAATCTTCATCGTTGCTAAAAGACCAACGGTTTCCGTAAAAATTTTTTTTATTTTTTTCAGTGGTGTTATCAAAATACTTTGGAGTATAATAAGCCTTAGTTAAAGCAAAATCTTGAATAGATATCAGATCTTTTTCATCAAAAAAATTATCTACTATTTTAATCATCTTTTGTTTTATAATTATCAATAAATAAAGTGGCTGTATATCTTCTAATACCTTCTTGTGAGCTAGCATGGGGACTATGATAGTAATTAGATGGAAATAAAATAGCCCTGTTTGGTCTAAAACCAACATGTATATCTAATTCACCATCTGTATAAAAAACAGTTCCATTAGTAACTGCAATTGGCCCATGTAACATAATTAAAATATTTAATTTAGCTATATTAGAATCAGTGTGGGGTTTAAAACTATCTAGGTTTTTTAAATCTATACCACTACCATTAGCTACAGAGTTTATTTTTATCTTAAATTTTTCTTCCGCTTGTTTAATAAAAACATTTAAAAGATTTACATCGTCTTCGAAAAAAAATCTGTTTGCATAATAATGCTCCATATTTTCTACATTAGTATCTTTATCATAGTCGTTGGAATAACTGGGTGTAAAAACTAACTTGGTAGTTATATGGTTTATAATATGTAAAAACTTTTTATCATCAAAAAAGTTATCTACAATTTTAATCATGTTCTGTTTTATTTAAATCATTTTTTAACATTTCAACAATCCAAGGATTATCTCTAAACACACCCATCATTACATTAGTAAGTTGATTAACCACCGCCTCCTCATGTTCTTCTTTTTCAAGAGCAGCTTTTTCTTGATTTAAACCAGAAACTTGTACAGCAGCATGCATAATTTCATGAACAATTGTGTTAGCTCTTTCTTGCCCACAAAGATCATGTTGTACATGTATTACATTCTGCCTGTAATCATATTCACCAAAACAATCAGTCATCTCCCATTTTTTATAATCTGGTCTTACATATTTAATTTTTATGTCTTTGTATCCAACCCTCACATGATTGGGTAGGCCTTTAACCTCAACGGGTATAAGTCTGGTTTGTTTAAAATGTTTATTATTTTTTTTTCTCATCATTAAATATAAGTTCTTTATTAATATTTTTTAATATTAAATTTCCAGATATAGAAACTCTTTCACCTTCAGTTGTTTTAAATGGGTAAACCCAATGTGGTAATACAGCAGGGAAAATAAACATATCTCCTACTGAAGGTAAGTGTGAATGTGTTTGTAAAAATAATTTATCTCTACCAGAATCAAAAGGCATATTAAAATCAAAGGTTATACAACCTGGACCAGGGCTATTTGCTACACTAGTTCTACACTCTTCATCTAAACCCTTAGGTATTTCCGTATAGATTACGAAAGATAAATCACCATCATGGGTGTGTGGTGGATTGAATTCATTTTTCACTTGACGATTAATCCACGCTGTTAATAATTCAAAACCACTAGTTAAATGTTTTCCCCTATAACTATAATAACCTTGAATATAACTATTTAAATAAGGAACTAACAATTTAAAAACTTTATCTGTATCTAGAGATTTTTCATTTTTTAAATGGCCGGCTAAATTATCTCTATAATCTTCATTACTTTTTAATGATTTAAAAGATTCTATTTCTTCTGGAAGTAATTTATAATGACATACAAATGGTCCCCAATGTAAAAAATTATATTCTATTCTTCTTATATCTGTCATAATTTCCTTCCATAGAGTTTTATATATGAGAAACAGGTTTTGTAAAAACTGTTTTCACGCGCGCGCGTAGGGAAAACCCTGTAGCACTGTGAAGCACCATTGTAGCAGCATTGTAACAGTAATTTATCTAGTAATATCAATACTTTAAAGCCATTGTAGCATTGTATCACTATATTTTTCAAATTTTTTTTTCCCAACATAAATCTCATACAGAATACTCTATGGGTTCTTGGTCCCTGAGGCCTGTTGCTTGTAGTATTGTCCCACTCTACCTAGCCAAATCCACATAAAGTGTTGAAATTCCTTACCATGTGACACGTACCTTAGAACATCGCCACCTTTAACACTAATTAGAATCACTCCAGATTGTATATTCGTATTATACACGTAATTGTGAGCCACAGCATATGCTGCGCACTGTATGAAATAATCGTCTATCCATTCACGCTTCTTGTATTTATTGCTTTGTTTAAAATCTATGATAGACTCCCGGCCTTCATAGATTCCAGCAACGTCTGAGGCGCCCGCATACAATCCAGGGTACCAAAGGGGCATTTCCAACCCCCACACCTCTTCTAAAGGGCTGAAATGGCCTCTATCAATGATGTTTTGAGCCATGGTGCCTGCTTCCTGACCTAATTGTGATAGATCCATATGACCCTCACCTTTTATATATCCTTCTAGTATTCGGTGCATAATAGTACCTCTAGCGGCAGCATCATCACGTATTTTGTCTGCCTTAATTTCGCCTTCTCGTTGCCTCCATGCTGCCAGTTTTGCTTTACTTTCCTCAGACTTGGTTGCTCCTAATATAGTTGTAACACTTGGTAATTTTTCATCATTTATATCGTAGACCCGACCAGACTCACTATCGACTCGTTTAATAGTTTTATATTCAAACTTTGGTTTACCGTCCCAAATAGTTTTCTTTCCAATATTATGATATTCTTTTATATCTTCGTCATTCATCATTGTTTTTTTCCTAACTTGTAGTCTTGAAGGTGGACTACATTTTGTCTTGTTAATTTTTCATGGGTGTAATGTTCAATGACTTTTTGTACCTTTTCTAATTTGGTATGCGACCAAGGCCATATTACACAGCAAACATAATAAGCATCTCTAAAAGTACATCTCCATCTATATTGTTTTAAATAAGGTGTACCATCAACACGTTTACCTTTTCTAGGTTTATCAGTAAGTGTACCAACGTTTAAGATTTCATGGACCCATGCAAGAACGCTACGATCAGTCATCGTTATTTCCATCGACAGTCTTAAACTATTGGACAAACGATAACCAGGTTTGCCCCGATGTCTTTTCTTTCTTTCAATTCCTCTACGCATATGTATTGAACCCTCTCCATCAAAGAGGCCGGCAATATATGCTGCATCAGTCTCTGCTATCATCAAACGCCCGCTTTCCGTGCACGTACTAACGGGTCGCCAAAGGCTCGAATACTGCAAGTTGCCGTAAAGGTCTCACATATGTAACCTCCAGAGGTGTTTAGCGCGTAGCATTTTTTGACACCTGGAGCTCGTCCTTTTCTATAAGTTAAAATTTTATTTAGCATCATGTTTAATAATCCACCTCAAAGCTGTAGTTGTCGGATCAAAGCCATCAAACTTTGCACTACAACCAGTTAATAATACGAATACAATTATAATTCTAATCATTGTGTCCTTTCCAACATACATTTATTATTACTCATCTCTTGTGTATAAAAACCAAAGTGAGTTAAAGTATGTGCTATTTTACTCATTTCATAACTTTTATGGTCATCAAATACAAATCTAGTACCAATAGTTGACCTAGATGCAAAAAACATCACTTCTTCCAACACTTTTTCTGTTGTATGTGGGCCATCAAAATGCACAAAATCGTAAACATTCATTACCTTTTTATTGCCATTTAGATAAATAGGAACACCATTACCAAAAGCATTAAAGTATTCTCTGTCTTCTAATTGGTATAAAATAAAATTTTCATGAGTTTTAAAATTACTTAAAAAAGTTTGTTTCATAGAGTTAGGATATGTAGGCACCTTAGGTGTGCCATCTTCATTTACTAACATCTTTCCATCAAAGTCTGTCCAGTATGCAACTGTTCCTTTTTCATGATCTATTTCTTTATCAATATGTTTATAAATTAAATCTCCATAAGGATCTATTCCAATATGAAAATAATTTTTACCTTTTAAAGAATCAGTAATAACATAAGTTCCATACCCCTCTCGTACTCCTATCTCTGCAGTCAAATAAAAATCTTTAGGCTTTAAATTTTTAACCCATTGACTTAGAAGATTATAATCTTCACTATCTCCCTTTATCATAAAATTAATGCTCCTAATATAAAACCAAGACAGAATGTAATTAGGCACATTTTTCTTGGTGTGATTACATATTTATTGAATAATCTCATCTTCTTTCTCCTCCACTTCTATTTCACCTTGATTGTTACAGAACTCACAATCAGCCCATTGTTCTTCACGTGCTTGTTCAAATGGTACACGCACAAAACCATTACCATTACACACTGTGCATATTATTTTTTTCTTCACTTAGTTTCTCCTGTATAAATTTCCTAGCTTTCATTCTAACGTATTCATGATCAAAACCTGCATAGTGACAAACCAATGCAAAATCTCTGTTTGGTTCTAAAAAATATGCTTGAGCTGACTCTGCATAATTTCCTTTAGCGATACCAAAACTTTTGTTTCGCCAGTGTCTACCTACGGCATCTTCTAACGCAACAATTAAAACATTACGCCAAAGACTTCGTTCAGGATCTAACCCTTCTCCAACAACGTTAACTGCTCTTGGAAATGCGCTTTGTTGTGATCTTGCCATTTAACTTTTTTACTTTCTCATCTACTAACATTCTTATTACTTGTGCTCTTGATAGAGTGACTCCTGGTGCCAGAAGCTTGGTCATCTGATCAATCTTATTATAACACGCATGATCAACTGCGAGACTTTTGTATTTGCTTATATCAGTCATTTAGTATATCCTTTCTTATTAATATCTAAAGATATAGGATATTTATATAATTTTACAAGGGTTGTCAATGAAATTTTTTTTAACATTATACATGTGTTCTGTAGTAGGGGGCTCCTGTATAGAAGTACCTCAAGAAAAGTACGAATATGATAGGTTTTATAAGACTCATTATAGCTGTGTTCAACAAGGCCTTGGTAATTCGTATGAAATATTGTTTAATGGTGATGTTTTTGCTGCTGATCAAGTAGAGTCTTTAGAGTTGTATCCAAAATTTGTTTGCGATAAAGTAATGGTTCCACCGAAGAAACCAGAGAAAACCACTGAGCTTTAAGCTTTGGATCTTTGGTCTTATTATATTCTATAGCTAGCTTATCTGCCTTGTCGGTTATATTTTTTAAAATTACGTTTTTCATTTTTATTTAAATTCTTTTTGTGGCGACCCGGACGTTTACGAGGTTGTGGACGAGGAACGTAATGTGTAAATTTTTGTCTAGCCATTAGCTTTATAAAGTAAATCTATAATTCTTTGATTAGTTTTAGTAGGAATTTTTGTGTCAATCTTGGTTATCATTTTTTTGTTTTATATATTCTTTATCTCTCTCTGTAAGTTTTAAATACTTTATACTACCATTGATGTGTTGTCTAGTATCAGCTCCACAATTTGTACATCTATAATACTCTGAAACTATAGCTACTAATATAGTATCTTCTTCACATTCTTCACAAATACCATGAACAGTATCTATTTTATGAAACACTTTAAATGCTTTAGACAACTCTACCATCTTTCCATTCCATATCCGGAAGTCCTTCAGTGTATTTTTTTCCATCAAAGGTTAAAACTTGTTTTCTGTTTGAATCTGATTCGTGATAAGATATGTGGACCCATCCCCCTGCAGGATCATCTTTGTCGTAGTACTCCATGATCAATTGATCGAAGTCTACGTTATTTTGTAGCCAGTAAGCTGTCTTAATGTTGGGCACGCCAAAGATCTCTAGGTCGACCGCCTGGCCCTTCGCGTGCTGCGAAGTCTTTTTGCTGCCGATCGCTTCACACAACGCCTCGCTCCGGTATCCGCTGGTAATCGTAACAGGTTTGTCTGCCCACGCACGTAGCGGTTCTAAAATTTCATAACAGAGATCCCCTAAACTTTTAATTTCACCAGCCCCTGGTGTGTTATCAATGCCCTTACGTTGAGCAGTCATCGATTTGGTCATCTCTTTTAAACTAAAGTGTTTTGAAAGTTGCATAAAATTTTTTTATTTCCTTTTCTATTATATAGTTTTTTTGATTTAATTACACGAGATTTATACTTAGGAGTCCTGAGTTCTTTTGCATATTTATTCGAGTATGAGTTTTTTGATTGATTTTGAGCCATCTATATTATCCTCTAATTCTGCCATAGATTTTATGCATTGATACTTAACATGTCCATCAGGTTTTGTTCCACGCTTTGCAACCCTCTTACCTTTTAAACATTCGGACATTGATAGCTGTATACGCGCTTCCTTAATCTCTCCTTGTACAATCATAAGTAATGCTACCACTAACTCTGTCATTTAATACTCTTTTCCATTTTCTCTTACCTTATCTTTTAATTCTTCAATATCAGCTAGTGCTTTATCTAACTGTTCTCTTAAAAATTGTATATTAACTTTGTTAGTCATGTTCATCTCTTGAGTCTGTTCCATTTTCTCTACGGTCTTGTAAAGATCCTCAATTAAAAATATCTGTTCCTGATCGACGGGCACTTGTTCACTTTTTTTAAGCAAATCATTTTGAAACAGCTCACGTGATGTCTCCAGCGATACTAACCTGGCCGTCAACTCGGTGTATGCAAACACGCCGGCTGCGACGAGTAAAATCAGAGAGGCGACCGTTTTCATCGGCATCTGCACGGCAGCGGATTCTGATATATTTAAAGGTTTATTACTCATTTTCTTTTGGTTTTGGTAATGGTAATGTTATATTTTCTTCTGTCAAGTATTTAGGTATTTTTTTACTAGGGCCTATAAGTTTATCTCCCATTAAATTGACTTCTGGGTTCTCTTTTTTATATTCATCTTTCATATCATCCCACAAACTTTGAGAATCAGCTGGTCTAGTGTTATCTCCTGTAGGATTAACACCTCTACATTTTGCCACCAATAAATCAAAGTTAGAATTGTATGCTAAACTTGGATTACTATTAACCCTACCACACATTTTCATTAACTCTAATTGTTGTTTGATTGCTACGTTTTCTTTTGAAGTTTTACAGTCTGTGCCTAAATATTTTCTGTAAGTAAATCTAAGATATTGATCTTCATGTGTATTACTATCACTATAATTATAATCAGTATCACGTCTTTCTGTACTAACTTCAAATTCTCCACATCTTACACCATACTCGTTAAGATATTCGTTTTTAGGATATGCAGGACCAGCACAGAAAGCTAATGTAACCAACAAGGTAATTAATATTCCGGTAAAATAATAATTCATCTTGGCTATCTCCATAATTCATTACCTGTTTAAATCCTTGATATCATAGTCGTGTTCTCTGACTTGATCTGCTAGTTGTCTGTATAAATTTTCTGCCATCTGCCACGTAGATTCAGCAGAGGTTAATCTTGTGTTTTGATCTACAATTTTATCTTCAGCAACTTTTAAATCTCTTTTAAGATCTACGATCTCTTGTTGGTTTGAGTTAATAGTATCTGTAAGATTAACAATATAACGAACGCCAGTAAAAGTTCCGACCAAGACTGATGCCACGACCGGAACTAATACAAAATTCTTTTTTAATAGATCGGCTAAATTCATTAGTCTTTAATCCAAAACCAACTTTTAATTTTTTGCCATATTTTTTTAATCATATTTTTCTCCTTATGTGTATGTGGAACATCTCCGTCTTTATGCGCATGAGTTACGCCATCATCGTGAGTATGCTCTACATAATTTTCCCCATGAACATGTCCACAATGCGGACATATTCTATTTTTATTTATGGGTGCTAATACAAAACCCATTCCGCAGTTTTCACACTTCATTTTTTTTTCTCCTCAATTTCGTAAAAGAATCTATCAGTATCCTCTGTTCTCCAGGCTCTACTATCTTCTACATTCCACTCATTCGTTTGCACTTTCCAGTCAGGGATTGTATCTTTTACAGTAAAAGAAGGTATATCCCATATACATCTGTTGTTAGGTTGTGCAGCAAAATTGCCATCATCTAAAGCAATTATGTGAGCGCACTTATGTTCGTGCGGGATCTCCGAATGATCAGTGTCAAGTATGTTACTCTCTGGATGAGCAAAGTCAACCGTAAATAAATATTTCCCTGGATGCCATTTCTTATCTTTTCCTATGTATTTTCCAGCTTGTCCATCTAATATGTCCCAACGATGGACAGAAGGATAATAAGAAAAACAATTCCAGAGCTGTAGTTCATCAAGTCGTCTTGCGGGCACTCGGGATGGCTCAAATCCCTTTTGAATAAACGCGCTAATTGGTAGGCGATAAAATATTGCGCCATTTTCCATAATAGCATGAAAAAGTATAGCCCTTCCAGTAAGAGCTGATAAGCCAAAGATAATACAGTCTTCAACTTCGCCATGATGTTTTTGTAGATCATAAAGATACTCCTTTTTTATTTGTGCATAAGTCGGTGGTATGTTTACATTTAAATAAGCCATAATAAATCATTTTGTTTGTTTTACTGCCCCTACTAAAACTTGTTTTTGTTCGTAGGATGGAACTGCATAATGCAATATTTTAGCATCAAAAACAATTATTTTTCCTTTCTCTGGTATAAATTTTTTATTAACTGGTTTTTTTAAATATGTATACCCATCTGCGTCATTTAAATACAATATAAAACTGTATTCATCAGGTGGATGAGTATGTTCCTCTTGATATCCACCTTTGTCATATTTTATATAATGTATATGAAAAACATTTTCATACATTTTATTAGCAGGGATTATTTTTTTAAGTAAATCAAAATTAAATAATTTAATTATATTCTCAGTCTGAAATCCTTTATGAGTGCAAGTAACATTTGAAACACTTGGACCATCATATTCTTTTATTATTTGTAAAATTTGATCAACTATTTTATTATCTATCTTATATTCTAAACAGAACATTTTATTTGATAGACCCCCAGTTAGGCCCTGATTCATAATCAACCTTGTTAGGAATTTTTAAGTCTACTGCATTTTCCATTACATCTTTTATTTTAGCTGCTTCTAAATCATTGATAACAGATATATCTAATTCATCATGCACCTGAATATGTGGTGTAATACCTTCTTTGTATAATTCTAACATAGCTTTCTTAGTCATGTCAGCAGCGGATCCTTGTATTAATTTATTTAACGCCTTGTATGTAAATGCTCTACGTGTAGGATTGTTATGCCAATAATTTTTTTTAGGATTACCATCTTTATCATTTAAAGTTTCTCCTTCATCATTTTTTAAATGTGGACCCATTTTTTGTAAATCTTGCATACGTTCTTCATCCTCTGGTGGAATATATTTTCCCCAATCTGATCCTCTAAGTATAGGTTCATATTTTGGAAAACGACAACGTCTGCCTAACAAAGTTTTAATCTGACCTTTTTTAGTTCCGGCTTTCATAACTTCATTCATTAATTGTTTTACAAAAGGAACTTTAGTGTGATACTTATTAAATAGTTCTTCCGCTTTAAATTTAGATACACCTAACTCTGCTTGTAATTTAGCTTTACCCATACCATAGAACAAACCCAAATTGATCACCTTTGCTTGTGAACGTGGTATTTCTGCCATTTCTGCTACGATTTTGTGAAAGTCGGTCGAAGGGTCTGTGTCATAAGAATCAGCAATTGTATTTACAGATGGCAATCCATAACGTAATGCATAGTGTGCTACAAGTCTTGGTTCTTGTTGCGAGTAGTCAAAACAACCCCACTTACAACCTTCTTCAGGTATAAATAAACTTCTTATCATTGGACCTAACACAGGATCTCGTGCAGGAATTTGTTGTAAGTTTGGATTTGAATATGAAAAACGTCCAGTGATAGTTCCGCCATCATCCGATCTAATTTGATTTATCTCAGCATGTATTCTACCTTTGTGTTCAAATTTTAATATCGTATCTATAAACGTTGTATTTATTTTATTAATCTTTCTTGCTTCAGCTATCTTTTGTATGATAGGATGTGTATGATTAGAAAGGAAATTTTTAGTGAATGAAGGCTCATTGGATTTTGCAGTACGTTCGTAAGATAAATTTAATTTTTGAAAAACTTTTTCAATTGATCTTGCTGCCCATATTTGAATATCTTCTCCTGTTTGTTTTTGAATTTCTCGCAATAACGATTGCTCTTGTGCAATCAATTCCGTACGCAAGTTATAAGCTCTTTCAGTATCTACACGAACGCCTAAAAAACGCATGTCAACGAGACAAGGAAAAAGATCCGTTTCTAGATTAAAAATATTTTCTAAATCATTCTCAATCATTAATTTTTTTACATGTTGCCAAAGTTTAAAAGTTAGTTCGGCATCTTTTTCTGCATATGCTCCTACTTCCTGTGCAGGTAGCCGCCACATATCCGCTTTAGCATCTAGTCCTCTTGATTTAGCAGCTTCATTTAGTGCTCTTTCATTTTTACCTTCATTTAAAAAATGCCAAGACAAAGTATTCAGCGTATAAGAAAATCTGTTTTCATCTAAAAGTGAACATGCAATCATAGTGTCGACTACTAAACCATTAATTTTTAAACCTAAATTACGTATCCATGATACGTCATACATAGCGTTATGAAATATTTTTGTAGCAGGGCATTCAAGAATATCTTTAAACCATTCTAAAGTACGTTTACGATCCATGTTTGGACCTTCCCCATGAGCTATTGGAAAATACCATTTATCATTATAAGTAGCGACAGCTATACCTACAACTTCTCCATTATTTATAACAGCACCTGATCCTTTTGATTTTAAATCTGGATCTCTTGTTTCTAAGTCAATGGCTATTTCATCATAAGATCTTAGATCTGGATATTCTGTAGGTTGTACCCATTCTGTTTGAGGTAATATCATTTTTTTGTATCTTTAATTTTTAACATTTCTAATTGACAATAATGTATAATTTTTTCTAAGTCTTGTATGCCTCCCTTACGTTTGTATCTACAAACATATTTAATAATATTACCTTGAAAAAAAGATAATTCATTTTTAGAAATAAATTCGTATGGCTGAATAGGAAACTTGGTGTAGTGATTCCCACCTACCTGGGTGTATTGTGGAAATGATTCTTTAAATATATCTTTATTTGTCATAGTTCGTACTCCTTTAATTTCTTTTTAGCTTTTAATTTATATAGATTATTTCTCGCTCTCGTAATGCCAACATACCACACTCTATGCTCCTCATCTTGTTTGTCAATACTTAATCGTACTCCTTGCTGAACTTTACTACCTTGATGCAAAGATAAAATTACATTGTCTTCTTCACCACCTTTTATGGCATGAATTGTTGATAACCATATACGCGCTTTTTCATTTAATTTTTCACCTGATGAAATTAAATTTCTTAAATATAAAATTTCTTTTTGATCTGCTGCAAACTTATCATACCAAGGAACTTTAATATCCCAGTTGCCATTTGGTATATAATCTTTCACTGCATTTATTTCTTTTTCATTTAATATTTCATCCATACTCCATTTTGTATAAGCGGCAGCTGCTTCATACATACCTACCTTAAAACTTTTACCTTTGTTGCTTTGATAATAATAATTTTTATTTTTTAAATCTTTCATAATATCTAACAAATTACTTTTAGTTCGTGTTAGTATTAACCACTTACCCTTAGATAAATCCACCTGGTGTAGATCAGAAATATATTTTGTTTCTCCTCTAACTTTTCTAGGTAGATAGCTCTTATGTTTCCTGATGCCTGATATACGACTTACTGGTATGGTTGATTGTTCTTGCACAGCTTTTGATATACGTTTTGAATAACGTAAAATTTTTTCTTTAGCAGGTTCTTTTATAAATCTATTAACATCAGCTCCAGCCCAAGCATAAATGGCTTGATCATCATCGCCTGCCAAATAAATTTGATCACAATGTTCTTTTAATTTATCATACAATTGCCATTGTAATGGTGATAAATCTTGTGCTTCATCAATAAATATAGCTTTAAATTGTGGTATTTTATCTGAATCAACCACTTGTTTTATCATGTCATTGAAATCTAAAATGGTATTTTTTTCTTTATAAGTTTTTAAATTAATATGAATGTGTTTTAAGGTATCCCAATCAATATCTTTTTTATCATGTTCATTTTTGTCAAACTCTTCTCTAATATCTATATCTTTATTAATTGCTTTTTGAATCATTTGAAAATATGGATTGTTACATGTTAAGAAATGTGTCTCTTCTTCATTGTATTTATCAGTGAAAGAAACTCTAATACCTAATTTTTTACCTAAATCTTCGTAATGATAAGGTTGAATTACATCTTCATCTTTTAATCCAAGTAAGTGATAACAAAATGCGTGTATAGTTTGAAAATATGGAACTTTCTTTTCTGATACACCTATCCTTTCTCTTGCTTCTTGTGCAGCTTTTTTAGTAAAAGCAAAATAACCTATCTTATGTAAAGGCACACCTTTACGAACATAAGCTTTAACACGTCTAATTAATCTAAAAGTTTTACCTGTACCAGGTGGTCCGTATATTTTATTGATCTTTTCCATTAGCTTTCTTAAATCCATCTGCTAATGATCCAGTCCAACCATATGATCCATGGTGCGTGGTTTTACCATCAACAATTCCATAAAATTTAAAACCAGATTTTCTAATTAAATTACAAAAATTAACATCTTCACCCCACCATGTGCCGTCTTTACTAAAAGTTGTATCCCAAAAATTATAAAAATATGTATTTGCTTTTTCAGATATAATCTCTTTTTGTTTTATTTTTAAATGTGGATTGTCTTTGATTAATTTTTCATAAACTTTTCTATGAATTAAAGTTAACCCTGCAGGTCCAACTTTTAATTCTACAATACCTTTTTCATCTATTTTAATATCCAAAGGATTGTCAAACTCTACAGAAAATTTAACAACGTTATCTTGTGTTTTTTTTCTGTATGGCACACAGATAGCATCCTTTTGAGCTATGATCATACGCCCTACTACGTCCGGTTCAAACTCCATATCTGCATCTACAAATAATTGATAATCAAAACCTGATTCTAAAAACATTGCAGTCAATACATTTCTACCATAACCTACGTATGGACATTTGAATGTTCCAATCTCTGCTTTTATTTTTGCAAGAGTAAATTTATTAAATAACTTAACCAATGATAAACAAGTTGATACCTGCATTAAATCATATGTTGGCATTGATATATAAACACTAGGTGCTTTCGTCATACTATATTCTCCTTATCTTCTATTTCTATTATTTCTTCTGGTACTTCCTCTTTTTCTAAACCTTCCTTAGGAAGTTTTAAAACTCGTAATGGTGGAAAAGAGTCTTCGTTATCTCCTTTAGGAAATCTTTTTTGACAATCAAATTCGCCTTTAAAATATTGCTTAACCATTGTAGCCGTTCGTGCTCGCTCTTGATTCCAATCACCTCGTTTTAATTCATCATAAAATTTATCATATATAAAATAAAAATGTTGGTCTTCGTGTAAAACAGAACCACTTTTAAACGCAGCGTATGTTCCAGCTTTGGGTCCATTAACATAATTAAATAATTCTTTCTTTAACATATCAATAGGATTTGTCCCTGCTGGTGGTTGTATTGTTTCCATTGTTGCCCACAATCCATTTAATATATTTTGATATTCTTTTTCTTTTATACTTGGTGGGTATGTAGTTGTATGATCTGCAATCAAACTACGCATCTGTTTCATTTCATTAAATTGTTTTATACTTTTTGCATGTACTTGAACTATTTTATCTGCAGCTACCTCTACATTAAAAAAATATTCATGATCAGGCTTGTACATTATTCTAATTAAACCTGATACAGATGGCCACTGCGAATCAAAGTGACCACCAATACCAAATTTTCTCTTAAGACACGTTCCCCTCGCGCAATAAGATGAAATAGGTAAATCATTACACTTGAATCCTGCAGTATCTTTTTTCCAATATTTTATTTTTTCTTCTACTTTAGAATCTCCCCATACGTCATCATAAACAATATATGCCCTAGCTGCTTCTAAAACTTTTTTACCCCAGTTCTCACTAAATTTTTTTTTAGCAAACACCATGTAGTTATATAAAAATCTATCTCTTTCATCTTTTAGTTTGTTGCTTGATTCCTGTATCTCTTTGCAAATCATCTGTAAACAAGGAGGGCCGTCAGAAAATTCTTCGGGACCACCCGTCAATACTTCTTTTATTTTTTTATTACTTACTTCTTGCAAGCTATCTTTTGTTTGTAAATTAGCCTCTATTACTTTTAAGAAATAATTTAAATCCATTTTACTGCCATCAAGTTTAAATGCTTTTCTATCTTCACTATTAAAGTAAGGTAAGTTTATAAAACTACCTGTAGTTCGTTCGCCATTTTGATTTTTACCTAACGTTGTTTGTTTAGGAAATATTTCTGTTTTAGCTGGTAGACCAAATAAAAATAATAGATTAGATAAAAATTCTCTAATTAAAGATGCAGGTACTTTTTCTTTTGTAAAAACATATATGTGTAGTCCACCACTTTTAGATTCTATAGGTACGACTGGTAAATTTTTAGACTCAATAACTTTTAAATATTTTTGTAAATTAAATTTTTCATAATCATCTGGATCGATATCTATTGCACCAAAACTAGCATTACCTTCATCATCACAAGCTTGTAATCCTATTGATTTTTTACCTTTTAAATGATCTTCGTAATCTCTTTCTGTTATATTTCTTTTAGCCCAACCATAATCTCCAGGATCAAATTTTAATTTGTTAGTCTTAGGGTCATGGTATCCGTTATGTACATTACAGAAACCAAAATCTCTTTTTAATCCGCTAAAATATTTTTCAAAATCTTTCATAATAAATCAGGGCGCTTCTACTCTCGCTTCAGCGCCCTGCTTGCAAGTGTACTTAACAAGTACTCGGTTATACAATGTCTCCAGTATTTTTAGATGCTTCGTATTTTGGTTTTGCTGCACCTTTAGATACTGATTTCTGAAGTTGTTGTGCAACTTCATATACTTCAGCATCTTGTTTTTTACTGACATCAAGATTTCTAACTCTTGATGGTTTGTAGACATGCCAGCTTTTACTACCTGCTGTCTTACCCATAGTTTTTAAATTATAAACTGCTGAGTATGCAGCTGGATTAAAAGAACCCTCTGAATCTGAGAATCTAAGATTCTTAATCAGATTATTAAGTTCTCTTGCTGGTGTAAGATTAGAAGATCTCATAGCCATTACTGCAGGTCTTGTCTCTCCATCTACTAACGCTAGTACATAGAAGTATGCAGTCTTTTCTACATAGTTACCATTTGGTAATCTATATCTTCCATTTCTTTCTTCAACAGCATCTGCTGGAATCTCTAAATGAGTTCCGACTGGAGCTGAAACACTATCGCCTCTCTCCTGCCATTCAGGGTATCTAGTTTGTGAATGTGCAACAACCACATCTAGTCCCTTGTTTCCATCAATAAGTTGCGTGAAGCCTGCTGCATATATCATGCCAGGTTTAGCACCATCAACGTACTTTGGATCTCTCTCATTACATTCTGGTGAAAGTTGATGAAGAATTTTTAAGATCGGAGTTGATACATCGTCTGATCTAATTTCTTCAGTTCCTTTGCCACCATCTGCTCTAAGATTAATAGTTGCAAGTGATCCTGCACTATTTTTTTTTACTACTTCTTTATCCATATTTACTCCTTAATGTTTGTTAGTTTAGTAGTTTAATTTTTGGTTTTTATTTCCGTTTGATTTCCTTCAAACGTATTGAACAACTCTGCAGGTATACTGCCACCTCTTTGATGATAGTCCCGCAAAGTTGTTCTAAGGGTTCCGGCATGAACTGCAATTTTCCGATCGGGCTCATAACCTTGTCCTCGTGCAAGTAGAGCATATTGCTCCGCTTGGTTGTCTTCGTTAAGACCAAACTTAACTGTGATTTCATTTTTCACAATTGCGCCTAGTCCATTGTCTCGAAGCCATTTATGTGCATCTTCTTTTTTACTAGTAATAATAGAAGCACCAAATACATCTTTGACGGATATTTCTGATCCGTCTTTTAATTTTAATGTTTTGAGATTTAACTGACTCATTAAGTCAGGTATAATTATATTAGAATAATATTTTTCTCTTTCTTTTAATTCTTTCAGTTTTGTTTCTTGATTAATAACTTCTTGTTTTATTTCTTGAAGCGTATTAATTTCATTTGAGAGTTCGTCGGGATTTAAGTTTGACACCTGATTCGGTGCATCTTTTCTTAGGTCGATGGTCATATCTTTCTCCATATAGGTTTGTTAGTTTAATAATTAATAATAATATCGCACTTACCTATATAGAGATTTAATAAGTTGTGTCAACTTATTTTTGATAAATATTTATTTCGATTGGATAATAAGTTTTTTCTTGACGGTCCCATTTTAATAACTTGTACTTACCATTAGTTGTGTCTGAAACTAAAGAACATACTACACCTATGATAGCAGGGTCACCTGACAATAAAAGATAGTCTTCTTCAGTATAGTTTTTTAGAAGTGTTCTAAGTTTCATAACTAAAGGACCTGGTGAATGAATCATTTGTGAAAATTCTGGAAGTAATGACACAATATCACCATATTTCTGTGCGCCTACAATATTATATTTAGGCTCACCTTTACCGGTTCCTGGAATGTCTTGTATTAAATAAACTTTGCTCATTGACTTTTTTACTTTCATACAATATATAACAATTAGAAAGCAAAAGTAAACATGAATTATAAATTTAAAACTAAGCCTTATCAGCATCAGTTAAGAGCTTTAGAACGTTCTTGGGACAAAGAATACTTTGCCTATTTTATGGAAATGGGTACAGGTAAATCTAAAGTATTAATAGATAATGCATCTATGTTGTATGATAAAGGTGATATAAATGGTCTATTATTGATAGCACCTAAAGGTGTTTATAAAAATTGGTATAAGAATGAAATACCTACCCATATGGTAGATCATATAGAAAAAAAAGTTGTTCTTTGGGAAACCTCTAATAGCAGTGCAGAACAAATTAAAAAATTAAATAGTTTATTTTCAACTGGAACTGATTTTCATATTTTAATTATGAATGTAGAAGCTCTTTCATATCCAAAAGCTACAGAGTTTGCTAGACGTTTTTTAAGTTCTCACAAAGCTATGATGGCAATTGATGAATCTACAACTATTAAAACACCCACCGCAAACAGAACTAAAAATATTTTAAGATTAAGACCTTTAACTAAATATAGAAGAATATTAACTGGCTCACCAATAACTAATTCACCCTTAGATTTATATACACAGGCTGCTTTTTTAGATAGTTATCTTTTAGGCTTTGATTCTTTTTGGGCATATCGTGCTCACTATTGTGTAATGAAAACTATGAACTTAGGATCTAGAACTGTATCAGTGCCGGTAGGTCCTAATAAAAGAAACTTACCTGAACTAGAAGAAAAAATAAAAAAATTTAGTGAACGTGTTTTAAAAGATGATTGTTTGGATCTTCCTAAAAAAACTTATGTTACTAGAGAAATAGATCTTACAGGTATTCAAAGAAAATTATATAATGAAATGAGAAAATATGCTTTGTCACAATTAGATGGAAAAGTTTGTTCAACTTCTACAGTAATGGTGCAACTATTAAGATTGCATCAAATATCTTGTGGCTACCATGCAAATGATGACGGAACTGTACAAGAATTACCATGCAATAGATTAACAGAGTTAATGGATATTTTATGGGAGCTTTCAGGTAAAGCTGTTATATGGTCTTTTTATCAAAAAGATGTTGAAAGAATTATACAAGAAATAAAAAAACAATTTGGTGAAGAATCTGTTGTTGATTATTATGGTTTAACTCCTCAAGATGAAAGACAACAAAACATAGAAAAATTTCAAAACAATCCTAAGTGTAGATTTTTTGTAGGTACAACTCAAACTGGTGGTTATGGTATTACTCTTACCTCTGCTAGCACTATGATATATTATTCTAATGGTTACGATTTAGAAAAAAGATTACAGTCAGAAGCTCGTATTGATCGTATTGGTCAAACTAAACCTATGACTTACATTGATCTAGTTGCAGAAGATACAATAGATAACAAAGTTCAAAAAGCTTTACGAACTAAAATGAATATAGCTAGTGATGTTATGGGAGAAGAACTTAAACAATGGATATAAGCCACTCTATTAAAACTAGCGACACAGCCCCCACCGTGCCCAATAATACCCAATAGATCTTGTCTATCTTGCCGCCCAATTCGTGAATTCCTTTGTGCATATGCACAATATCTTTTTTAACACCTTTAATATGGCCATAAAGAGATACTATATGCTCTCTAGTAGTTTTAGGTTCTATTGCCACTATGTTATTAATCCTCTTTGACGTAATCTTATTAATTGTTCTTCCGGAGATAATAAAGATTGCTCTATTGGTGTCAATCCTTGTTGTGTCACATTAGGCTGTTGTAATTGTGCTGTTTGTATTACCTCTGGATTAGGATTAGCGTTTGCCACTGTTTGAGGTAAAGGTGGTGTTGGTATTTCTGGTATTAAATAATTTTCTAAATTTAAAGGAGCTGATGATTCTACAAATCCTCCTTCTTCAAAATTAGGTATTTCTTGTGTAAATAATAATGGTGAGTCTAATGATATATTTCTCATGTCAGATACCATTCTTCGTAAAATAGGTCGCGCTACTACATAAGGATTTACTCCACCAAGATTTCTAGCTATTTCTCTAAATCTTTCTTCAATATCTTCTGATGGGAAATATGGATTAAATCTACCTGTTCTTAAATTGTAAAAATTTTTATCTGAAATTTGTCTTTCAGTAAACGCAGTATACAATTGATTAGTTCCTACACCTAAAGTTTCTGCTGCATTAATATCTTTTTTAATGTTTTGCATAACATTAAATCTAGAATTATTAGATTTTGCAAATCTAGTTATAATGTCGTTTACTTCTACAGGTCCACCTTTTAATAATCCAAAATAACCACCAGTAAATTCTCTTCTAGATTCTCTAATACCCCTTTGATAATTAGCTATTTTAAATCCCATTGATTTTAATGGATCTATTTTGATAGGACGTAGTCCCATAAATCCTGCTATTTCTGGACCAACATCTAATAGATCTCCTCTTTTTGTTGGAGTCTCTGTAGCTGCTTGAACTAATCTAATGTATTGTTTGTATGATGGTGCTAAGGCATTTCCTAAATGTAAAAATCTTATAGCTGCCTTATCACCTGCTGATGTTTGTTCTGTATATAACTGTCTACCGTCCGCAGTTCTACCACCTCTAATAGTTAAATCTGCTGTTGCTTCTGTCCAAATAGATTCTGCAATAAAAGGATTCATTATTTCTGCACTAGCTTCTCCGATACCATTTACAAATCCTGTAAGTAACTGTTCTTCTGTTAACTCACCCTCTTGTATCTGATTAACAACAGTTCTTAATGGTCTACCAATTATGTCATACGCATTACTGTGACTAAAGTCTATGTATCTTAATTCACCATCTTCATCTTTAATAGGTATCAATGTAGAATTTTTTGACCACTCAGGTACAAATCTTCGTAGTGCATCCATTTCATCTTGTGTCACATCATATAAAGCCATAGCTCCCTCAGTTAAAGCTACTGGTACACCTGTGGTAAATGTTGCCATTCCTAATAATCTTGTAAGACCTGTTTTATATCTACCAGTTGTTATAGCATTATTTTTAACAACTCTTTCTGTTCCATCTTCTAATATTTCTGTAATACTTGAACCTATATTGCTTCCTTTAACCCTGATGCCTGGAGCAGGTATGTGTCTCATTTCATTTAAACCCTGTTCTACAATGTTTGTAGTTGTTCTAATCATTTCAGATGGAAACGACATAAAGTTACCAATCGGTAATAGTCTTGCTGTTCTTACAGCAGAACCAACGAATGCATAGTTAGGCACAGTGTTTTTAACTATGTTAGCTGCCTCTGTTTTTAGTGCAAAGTCATTTAAGAATTCATCGTAAGTTCCTTTGAATCCATTTTGTTTGGCTCTATTAAATTTTATATTGAGTTCTGACTCAGGTAAATTAATTACATTTCTATTTACTGGTCTACCATTTACTCTGTAGTTTTTTAATCTTTTTAATTCAACTACATAGTTTGCAATTTTAAACGTGTCGTCCTCTGCAACGTATTTACCTTGAGCAAAGTCTCTTACCTTTCTCATGGTGTTCATAAAAGGACTAACAGTTGTATCTATATTTGCAACTTGTTGACCTAATCTTACATCTGTTAATAAAGCTTTTAAATCTGATATTTGTACCTGTGAGTTTACAACACCTAACTCTAATAATTCTCTATAAGCTTCTTGTGCTTTAGCACTTGGTGGACCAAGTTTTAATAAACCAGATGTTTCAATACCTTCTTTAAATGCATTTGTGTAAAACTCAGGGTCAAACAACGTACCGTTAGCACCTGCAAAACCAAACGCACTAAACATATTACGTAAGTGTGTAGGTATAGAGAACACAGTTTTTGCTAATTGTGATATTCCTTTTGGAAATAATAATAAGTTTCTATACATCCAACTAACAACAGCTTCAGCTCCTTCTTTACCTTCACCTCTTACAAAACCTTGAAGACCACTTGCTATGTTGTTTGCATTTTTTAAAGCTTCTGCTATTTCAACAGTTGTATATTTACCAGCTGCAGGGTTTATAAACTTACCTGATCCAGGTAGTTCTTTTACAATCTCATCTACCGGCACCATTTTTATACCTGTAGTATTAGATCTTAATGCTTGTTCACCTGCTTCTTCACTAGCCCAGAAAAAACCTCTACCCCCTGCTTTTTGTACCTCATTATTTTTTGCAACTACACTAGATAAATAAGCTGTTGTTCTTGCAACAGAAGATAAGTTTGTCATTGCATTATAAATAGAATATCTTGGATCTGTTACTTCACCAAGTAATTCTCTAATTTCTTTTGGTGGTAATGCAGTGTCATCAATAACTTGTGCTACAAAATCTGCACCTGGTCTGCCTTCCATAGTTTTAGTTATGTAGTCGTTAAAACCAAGAGCTTTAGGTTTACCTTTGTTTCTAACTGCATTTAATAAACTTTCAACTTGTACCTTTGCTTCTCTAAAATATTTATCACTGGTTGCTATATCAAAACTTGTATCACCAGCTTCTTTTGCTATCTGTTCTCTAAAAAATCTTATAGCTGATTCTTTAGCTTCATCAGTAGGTGTGTATCTATTAAAGAGTGTAGAAAAACCTTTTCGTGGTTCTTCAAATATTCTGTATGTACCACCTATCCAGTTAGTAACTCTGTCCTTTAATAACGTTTGTAAATCAGAAACACCTTTATTTAACTTACCTCCTTGAGCATTTGCATCTAATATATTTACTAGTTTTACGAACTCTTCTCTAGCATTATTAATACCACCAATTAAGTTACCTTTACCCTCTGCAGATACATTTAAGTTATCAAACTGCTTAATTAAATCATCTAATGCATCTTTGTTTAAAGGTTTTCTAATATTGCCACTAAACAAAGCTTCGTTAAGCCCTGTTAAAAATTTTGTTTTCTCTGCCTTACCTGCTTTACCAATAAGATTTTCTGCATCTGGATAAAAGCTATCTACCTCTTTAGTAATGTTATCTACAATCTCTTTTGCTCTATTTTGATCAGAAGCTTGTAATGCCTGTTTAACATTTTCTTCATCAAACAATTCTTTTGTTAATCCTCCTCTAGGACTAAAAGGAGCTCTGACATATTTGTCTAACCACCTTGCAAATCTAGAATCGCTGTAAGCTAAGTCTTTGCCTCTTGATGCTAGGAGCTTGGCGCTTTTACCAACACCATAAACGAAAGGTGTAAATGCAATAGACTCAGCTCCAAACTTTAATCTGTTAGCTAGTCTTCGAGCAGCTTCTTCTCTACCGTACCCTTCATCTCGATCTAATTGTGTAGGTCCACCTTCAAACATATCACCAAACGTTCCTATTTTTTCAACGTCAGCAACAAAAGCTTCACCGGCTGCACCACCCATTAGACCTACAGCAAATCTTGGAACTTTTGCTTTATCATTTAATTCTTTTGCTTTATCTAATGCTGTGCTTAATTTTGCTCTATCTTTTGTTTTTTTAAAACTAGCAAAAGCATTTGTACGTTTAGCTTTTAGTGCTCTTGCTGTTATATTTCTTGCAAGTTTATTAGCTGCTTTAAATCCTATTGTACCTGGAACTCCTACTTGAATTAATGCTTCAGTAAGTCTTCCTAATGCATTTTCCTCTGCTACTTCTTCAAAAGGATTTAAGTCATCAAAAAATTTATCTACGTCTGCTGCAAGATTTGTATCTGCACCAAGATCAATAAGTTCTGCTGCTAATGAAAAGACTCCTTCAGGTATTTTAATTATACCTGACGCAATACCTGCTGCTACAGATGTATACCAAGATGTATCATTGTCTTGTTCTGTTTTTGTTAGAGGTAGAAATTCTTCTGCCATTTAACCTCCTATTAAATATCGCCTATACTCGTCAAATCTACATTTTCAAAACTTTTAACTGAATCTTTTCTTCTTTGTTTTTCTAATTCTTCTGCTTTTTCTGTTCCAGGAAACAGACTGTATGGGTTATCTGGTTTTATAACTTTTTTGTTTTTATCTACTTTTGCAGCTTCGTCAGCTACAGTATCATATGTATCTATATTAATTACTTCTACACCAAACCCTTCTGTAGTTTTTCTAATTCGTTTAAATTGTCCATCTGTTATGTCGTAGTATATATGTCCTACTTTCTTTTTAGTTTTGAAAGTTTGTGAATTAATATCACCATGTCTATCTCCACCTACTAAACCTTTAAAACTATCACCAAAAATTTTGTTGGCTCTTGTTTCTAGGCCGCCTTTTTCATAATTATTTCTATTTGTAGCTTGTGTTAAATTACCTTCGTACAAATCTAAAAACGTTGGAAGTAAATCAACACCTGATTTCATACCTGCAATATCTCTTTTAAGTTGTCTTTCAGCCATGCTTTCACCTAACTGAATACCAGCTAATTTTCTAGCTTCTTCTCGTTCTCTTGCATCTTTTCTACTAGCTAAAAGACCAGCAACTGGTTTATCAGCTGCAGCAACTATGTTTCTCATAGTTCCACCAGGTAAAGTACTTGATGCTAAAGATGGTCCATACGTTAATAAAAAATCTGTAAGCGGATCACCTTTTTGAACAGGCCCCATTCGTTCAGTAATGATAGCATCTGCTTCATCGTAAACGTTTCCTTTTTTTGCATAGTTTTGTCTAGGTGAAATGTTTTCCATGATACCAGTCATAGCTTCTCCACCTTTTCTAAACATTGGTCTTCTAAATACTTTCATTATTGAAATGCCCTATATATCCCTGCTAATGTTGCCCCTGCTCCTAATGCTGTTTGCGCTGCACTTGGAACAACTTGTTGTCCTATATTTGTTTGACCAGGATAACCAGATATTAAACTAGCAACCCCTGTACCTAATTGTGATGCAGCAGTTAATGGTTGTTGTAATTGTTGTAAAGCTAATTGTTGTTGCGCTTGTAAACCTGCTTGATCAGTTGCTTGTTGTAAACCACCTAAAGTGGTTAATCCAGAAATTTCTCCAGCTGCTAATTGTGGAGTTAATCTTGCAAGTGATGTTTGATTAGCTAATGCTTGTTGTGCAGCTTGTTGTGCTTGTACAAATCCTTGTTGTTGTAACTGTGCTTGTAGTGCTGCTCGGTTCCTGTCGCTTGTTGCTTGATACTCGGCTAGTTGAACACCTTCTCTACCACCACCAAATGCACCAGCACCAATTGCTGTTGCTCTTAATCCAGGTAAACCTTTTGCTGCTTGCACATCAAATTCTGTAAGTGTTGTATCAATTACATCTTGTTGATAAGGTGATTTAAAACCTGATATTAAAGTTTGTAACTCAGCCCCTGTTTTTGGAGCAAGACCTGCTGCTGTTTGTAAAAAAGGTTGAAATCCTCCAAGACCACCTGCTTTACTTATAGCGTCTTGACTTAAGGCACCAAGACCAGCTACATATTGTGGTCCATAAACTTTACTTAAATCAGCTGTCTTAAAACCACCAACTGCTTTTTGTAAATCATCTAAATATGTTTTTCCCGCTGCTTCAATAAATGGTGCGGGTCTCGTTATCTGTGATACTGTTTCTGTTGCCATTATACTACTTTGCTCTCCAATCTTTTCATAGTGTCATACATAAGTTGAGCACCTTTATCTATATCTCCACCTCCTGCTGCTCTTACAGCATCGGCGGTAAATACGAATTCGTTGTTTGATAACATCGCTGGGATATCATCTGCTTTTTCTTTTATACCAACTGGTGGAATAAATCCACCTGTTTCTCTTAGATCTAGTTCTTTAACTCCTTTAGAATTTACGTTTATTGGTAGACTTTCAATACCTGAAGCCATTTCTACTTTATCTTCAGTGCCCATAGCATAACCTATTCTTCCGCCTTGAGCTTGTTTAGCTCTTTCTTTTATTATTTTTTTAATATCTTCTGGTTCATAACCTAATAAAGGTGCTATTTTTTCTGCTATTTTGTCTAATGTGTCAGGTAATATTCTTAATTTTTTTATTATTGGATCTTCATCACCATCAGCATAACCTATACGTCCCCCATCTGCTGCCTCTTGTTTTTGTTGCATAACTTTTTTTCTACGCAGATCTTCTAAATATTCTTTATAGAGTTGTTCCGCACCCATTTTTCGTTCTATATCTTTTCGCTCTCTCATGTACTCTTCAAAAGAAGGAGTTCCCTCTGAATAACCTATACGTCCACCATTAGCTCTATACTCTGCTGTGTTCTCTTGTACAAACTGAAATACTTCTTCATCTGTAGCATTAGGATTTAAATTTTTGTATCCTCTTGATAAATATCCTTTTATTGATTCTACATCGACTTCTGCATTTGGATCGCTTGTATCTAGTCCACCTGCTTCTGCTGCAGATATTGCAGCTGATCCTAAAGATCCTATTGCAAATGCAGCTAGTGTACCTTTACCTTTATCACTTAAACCTGGAATACCAGGAATGCTTGGTAAACTTAAACCTCCAAAAAAATTACGATATGTGCTGCCTTGTCCAAATCCAGCTGTGCCACCAAACATCTTAGGTGCATAATACAATGCAGCTGCAGTTAAAGCAGTTTTACCTAAATCTGATTTAGCAACTTTTTTAACACCTTTGGCTACGCCTTTAACAGCTTTACCAACAGACTTAACAATACTACCTAAACCGTATTGTGCTCTACCACCTACTGCTAAGCTATCTCTAGCTGCCTCTTGTAAAGACTCATATTCATCGTCTGTTAAATCCGATAAAGGTTTTTTATATAACATTAAAGATAATGAATTTAATTCAGCCATTGGATCTGGGTTGGAAGCCATCATTTGATTAGGTCTTAAATCACCCTTCAATGTTATATCTGGTGCGCCTGCTTTGAAATCTTTTGCTTGTATAGTATCTGTTATTGCCATAATTTTGTCTAAATTTAGTTTATAGGGCAGGCGTACTTATCCTGAAATATCACACTTTATTTGATTTTTTTCGTATCGTCAATAGCTGGTTTTAGGTTATCAAAGAACCTACCACAGAATTGATGTTCACCTACATGGGTTATATAGTCCATAATATATAGATATACTTTACCACCCATATCAGTCCACCTTTGACAAAAACCAAAATCTTCTCCAAAATAACGTTTAGTTTCGGTGTCGTGTATCGTATCAAATAAGTTATAAAAATTAAGTTTTTTTTCTTCTTTACCATTAATATTAGTAGGCTGAAATATTTCTAACTCAGGATGATGTTTCATCATTTTTTCTAATACTGTTCTTTTAATAAGCATACATCCTGTTGGAGCATGAGTTGCTTCTACAATACCTAACTTAGATTCAATGTGATCTTGATCTTCTAATTTTATAGGAAATGTATATCCAGGTTTTCTTAATTCATCAGGGTTTTTAGCCCTATCTTTTTGTTGAAATATTTTGTCCCAATCTAAAGACTTCATAGGATATGGACATGCTATTACATCTTTATCTGCTTTTAACATTGTCTCAATAGTTTGAAAATTAAAATCAATATCTGAATCTATAAATAATAAATGTGTATAACCATCTTCATGATTTAACATTTCAGCTACACATAAATTTCTACCTTGAGTAACCAATGATGACTTCATTATAGTAAAGCTTACTAACATCTTTCTAAGTATACAGTCTTGTTGAAACTTTAATACTGCTTGACAATAATGCATTGATACATCGCTGTGAACTGGTGTGCATACCATTATCTTATAAGGTGATTTAGATTTAGGTTGTGGTTCTGATAAATCTATAACCTCAGCACCTGTATTAGATTGTTGAATTGTTTGATAAGTATCTTCATTAAACCAGATAGGTTTATTAGGATTTTGCATTAATTACTCCATTTAAAAAAGTTGTCCACTGCATAGCTATTCTATTCCAGTTATAATAAATATGTGTGTATCTTGATTGAGAATCTAAATGATCTTGAATTTGTTTGTGATGAACACTTTTAGCTGCTTCTTCAATTCCAAAACCAAATTTTTGTGCAAGAGCTCTATTATTATTATCAAAAGGAATATACATTGGAAACTCTGCACCTGTTTCATATAAAGCTCCAAAATCGGTTGTTATACAATATAAACCAGCGGCCATACATTCAAGTAGAGATATACAAGATGTTTCTTCAAAAATACTTGGATAAACATACATATTATAATTTTTTAAATTTTCTTTAATATAGTCATTTGATTTGTAACCAATATAATTTACGTTAGGTAGTTTCTCTGCTTGATTATAAAGTTCTTTATATTCATGATCATTTTGGTCATAAAAATTTTTTCCATAAACTTCTGTTGAGGAATATACATCCAAAGTTATCAAAGGGTTTTTAACTAATTGCATAGCACCTAACAAAACAGATAGACCACGCCAAGGTGTATTTTGATGTATAATTTTTAAAGGTTGTCCTTCTTTATAAGCAGGGGCTTTTTCTATTTTATCAATACCATTTTTAATGACTACACATCTATTTGTAGGAATATTAAAATGATATCTAAATTTTTCATACGTCCAATGTGAATTAAAAACATACCAATCATATTTATTATGATTAGCTGGATTAGAAAACCAAGGGGCTAAGTTTGGTTGATCATAAGAATTTTTTTGCCAAAGTATATTTGGCTTAGTTGAATGTAATGGTATTTTTTCTGGCACCGAAGTACAAATCTGTACTTGATCTAATAATTTATTATCGACATGTTTTCTTAAATAGTCGAATTGTAATTCTGTTCCGCCTTTAGGGTTTTGGTTTTTTATTATCATTCATCACTTTCTGGAAGACTTCTAAACCTTTATTAGTTACCTGTACAGTAACGTCTTGTACAATATCAGATCCTTCTTTCTTCTCTTTATATGTTTCACCAGTTTTTGTATTTCTATATGTTACTATAGTTGTACAATCTATCTTTGTTAAATTATCCGTTTTCATTCTCTCTATTTATTAAAGCATAACTTATTAGGCCTTGTATTTTATTACTACCTGTAGCTGCTTGCACGGTTATAGCATCCCCTGCTTCTAAATTCAAGCCTTGAGGTGAAGCATTTATTTGAGTTTTAGCTGCTACGTCATCTCTAAAAAATTCATATTCAGTGCTTGAATCAGATGAGTCAACGAAATTCATATTTACTAAAATAGCTGATGATGCATCATTGTTTGCACAATATATACTTTTAACTATAATTGTTCCATCGGTAGGACAAGTAAGAACTGTAGCCTTGCTTGTATCACTTTGTTTAAAACCTTGATTTTTATAAAATATACTCATGATAAAAAGTAATTAAATGTATCTAGTTCGTTTTTTAAATCTTTTTGAAAAGAAAAATTTAACTGATTTTGTAAAGTAGTCAAGGACTCTAATATCTGTCTTTGATTTTCTACATCATATTCTTGTTTTGGTTCAGGTATATAGTTTGTTATCTTTGCCATTATCTGTTTCTTCCAAAAGCTCTACCTGCTTCTTCATAAGAAGTTGATTTACCTGCAGGTGTTGAGAAACCTCCTTCACCCCCAGTAGCACCTTGTCCACTTGTTTCTTTAGCAAACTTTTCAAATTTATCTTGAAATCTAGCTCTATTTTTTTCTCTCGATACTCTGTCAAAAAATTCAGCTAAAGTTTTAGATCTTCCAAAAGCTGTATTTTGTAATCCACTACTAAAGTTTTGTAGACCTTTTAATCCTCCTCCACCAATAAAAGATCCAACAGGACCCAATACAGAAAAAGGATTAAGAAGACTTAAAAGACCTCTGCCGTTAGTAATTTGTTTAGCTTTTTCTATGTCATCTTTATCATCTTCTTCATTAGCAACTCCATATAAAGGATCAATAGGTGGAAGACCAGCATCATCTAAAAACATAGCAGCATAAGGGGTTGTAGTAATTCCTCCACCAATCATATTAGATATGTTAGACATGTTAGGTCTATTAAAAGGATTAATTTGATTTGATCGTAGTGAAGCAAATATTTCTAAATCATCTGGTTCCATTATCTTCTACCGTCCGGTTGTGCATCAAGTCTTAGTGTTCCATATCTCCAGGTTTCACCTGTAGAATCATTTTCTATTTTAACAGAAACTAATCTGCCTCGAGCTCGTGTATCTACTTTATCAGTAGTTTTAGTAACTGTAAAGGGTCCAAGTGGAGAGCTCACAGCCACATCGTCTGGATAAGAACTTACAAATAATGTAACTTTAGCATTACCCTCTTGATATTTAAAATCAGGTATAAATCTTCTTACAGCCATAAAAAACTCACCATCTCCCCTGTAATCTGCAACACCTGTTTGTTGACCAAGAGCACTACGTCTAGATGTTATGTCCCAATCTCCAGATTTAATAAATGCAGGGATAGCTGTAGTTGCTGTACTATTAACTTGATCAGTTCCTTGTTCGTGTTCATAATAAATACTTGCTCCATATTTATTTGTAATTCCTAATATATCAGGAAATACAGGTGTTAATGTATCATCATAATCTGTTGCATATGGTTTATCAAACACACCTTGATCTTGATATGTAGTTCTATCTAATGATGAAGTTGTCCAAACATTTTCAGCATAATTGTATGTTACGCATCTATCTATTTGATCGGATCCATCTTTTGGATAAAACCAATTTACTTCTGTGTATAAATTGTTTGGACCTGCAAAAATAACATCTCTTGAATCAAAGTTTAATCCTAAATTATCTCCGTCTGTGCTAAATACAAAATCTTCTACTAATGAAGGTAATGACTTAACTGTTCCATCATATGCAAAAAATCCACCTTGTGATCCCATCCAAAATACAGATCCATTAACAAAGGTTGCTGCGTGTTGACCAATACATCCACAATTTGTACCAACTTGTCTAACACTAAATGTAAATGGTGGACCTACAAACTGTATAACATATGCAGCTAAATCAGTTATGACAAAAACATAATCTTTACCTTGAATAGCTGCTCGTATTTCATTACCTGTATCTAATCTAAATGTACCTGCAGTATTAGTTGATGTTGGTGTATATGTATTTAAATCTTCTTGATTAGAAAATCTTACAAACATTGGATCTTGTGTGGTAACATCTCCAATAGTTGTTTCAGTTCCAAAATGAAATAAATGTCTATCTCTATCGGATACTAATGTAAATCTAGTTTTTGTAGGATTAGCTGAAGTAGAAAAACCAGAAGTAGATTGTGAAGCTCGTATAGTTCTTGGATTTGTAGCTGCTGCATTCCATGTAAAAGTTTTCCCATTAAATATAGTTGCAACTAATACTTGACCAAAGTTATCAAGACTCCAGTTTCCTGGATCCAGAGTCACGTCACTTGTAGCTCTAGCTGTTCCCCATGTAGATGCTCCCCATGTAGATGTACTCCAACCAAAACCTGTTGTTTGAGTCGTTGGTCCAACTTCAACATATGGATTAACAGTTGCAGCACCGGCTGCTGTCATACCTGATCCTCCTTCATTTCTAACTGCTTGAACCGTAAACTTATCTATGTCAGGAACGGTTAATATTTCATAAACTTTTTCTAATTCTGAAGCGGTATAATCAGATGCTCCCGTAACTGTCACACTAGATAAAGTTACATATCTTCCAACAGCTAATCCATGTGATCCTTTATTTATTGTTAATGTATTAGAACCATTAACTGTAGTTAGTGTGCATCCTGTAATAGCTGTATCTAATGGAGTAATGTCATAAAAATCATTACCATAATATATAAATAAACCTTGAGATGTTCCAATTGCAGTATATTTTTCCCCTGCAAAACTAGTAAAACTTACTTGAGCTCTTGCAGCCCCTGGTAATGTTAAATTAGCTGCGGTTAATTGTAACCAACCCCCTATTTTTTCAGGCATTCCATATCTAAATCTTACAAAATCACCATCAGTCCATTGACCCTCTGCCCCTGATTCGGTATCTTGTTTATTAAATCCTGGCTTGAATTTTAATTTTTGTAGCATATAAATCGTTATATATTACTTATTTAAATTATGAAAGAGAGATTATAATGGAAAAAACTGTAAATATCACTAACTTTATTGGCGTCTATGATGGTTATATTCCAGAGTCGGAATGTGATAAAGCTATAGAATTTTATGAAGAAGAAGATAAATTTAGAAACACTGTAAATAGAATTGATACAGAAAAATCTTCGGCCCTAGTAAAACAAGATCAACAATATTTTGCTACTCGTAAAAATCTTGAAACATGGTGGGAAACTTTAAAACCTATGATGGTTAATTTTGATTTAGCTTGGAAACATTATATAAAAAATACAGGTGCTGATGTATGTTATAACACTGATATAAATGGTGATAATTTTTTTTATACTACTTTAAAAATTCAAAAAACTTTACCTACAGAGGGTTATCATATTTGGCATATAGAACATGGAAAAGGATATACAAATGAACCAAGAGCTTTTGTATATTCAATATATTTAAATGATGTAGACGATGGAGGAGAAACAGAGTTCTTACATTTTTCAAAAAGAGTAAAACCTAAAAAAGGTAGGATAGTTATATGGCCTGCTGGTTTTCCTTATGTTCATAGAGGTAATCCACCTTTAGCAGATAAAAAGTATATTTTAACGTCTTGGATGATGTGTAGATAATTAAGATGTGTAAGATGTAGGTCTTGCACCTAATCTAGCAATTTTATCAGCTTCAGATTCATCTTCAATATTATCATTGTCCCAATCAGATTGTAATTTTGTTAAATGAGCGCTATCCCATCTAGTAATAAAATCTTGAAAATCACCTAAGTTTGCATCTTCCCAAGTAGAGTGAGGAGTTTGATCTCTATATTCTACAGTATCACTAGGATTACCTGTTCCGTATTGAATAGCCCAAATGTTTGACCACTTAGCTAATCCCCAAAAATCATTATCAACAATTTTATATCCATTTCCAGCTCCATCACCGTTTTGTTTAATAACAAGCTTGTCTTCAAATACTACTGTCCATGCTGCGTTTGTTGCCATAATTTCTCCTATGTCTTAATAATATAAATAATTGTTAAATAAGGTTGAACAACAGAACTTGCTGTACCTGTAAATGTTGCACTCATATTATGAGAGTGCCCTGTCCCTGTACCTGAATTGTTAGTAGTAACAGAATCATCATTAGTATAAGTTGTTGATGGTTGTGTCGGGCCTAAAAAAGCTCTTCTTGGTGCTCCATTAGGATTATGTGTACCTCTTAAAGGACCCCATGAGTGACTGTGTGAAGCAAGTTGTGCTTCTGTTAAAGTTGCATTAGCTGTTGAACCTCCAACGTTTCCAGTTGCAGATACAGTATTTGCTCCACCTGTTGAAGCTAAAGCTTTTGTTCCAGATTTACCCATTGCAATGTTATCTTGCAAGTCAGGTAATTTAAAAGTAGATGAGCCATCTCCAGCTCCATAAGTTGTGCCTACGATTGCAAATAATGCAGCGTAAGTTGATCTTGAAACTAGTGCACCATTACACTCTAAAAATCCTGTTGGTACAGATGAAGCAGACCACGGCACAATAGTTGCTGTAGGAATTCCTTCGATACCTGTAAGGTTTGCTCCTGAAAAATCGTATTTAGTTGCTTCGTAATTTGCCATATTATTTCTCCGTGTAAGTCCATCCTGTTGTAGCGTCACCTGAATATACTAATCCAAAAGCGGCACCTTGTGTATTAACAGTTAAATCTGCTGCTGCATTAGCTATGTTAGAAGAGTTTCTACCAACAGTCAATGCGTTACTATTAAAATCATAACCTTGATCTACAAAATTTACAGTATCGCCCGTAGCTGGCGACGCAGGGAGTGTAATTGTTACTCCTCCACCATTTGTGTTTACTAAAAGTTGAGCACCAGCTTGCACTGTTTCAGCTGCTGAAACTACTCTCCAATTTCTTTGTTCAGATAATTTTACAATGTTTGTACCATCAGAATATAATACATAGTTATTTCCTTCACATAAAAGAACACCTGTACCTGATGAAGTTTTAAAAGTTAAAGTGTAACCTGCATGGTCACATGCATTCTGCACTTGATAAACTTTTTCAATTGAATCTGGAATAGATACCGTTCTGTTTGCTGCTAAAGTACCTGTTAATTTAATAACATCGTTTTTACCATTTGATAAAGCACCATTTGTAAAAGTTAAAGATCGGTTAGCATTAGTTAAGTTAAAAGTTGTAAAACCACCAATAGCTTGTTCTAAAATTAATAAGTTTGTATTTGTAATTTGACCCCAAGTTCCCGAGTTTTCACCGGTTGCTTGTACTGTGAGTTTTAAATTAGCAGATGTTGAATTCGCCATTTTTTAATTCCTTATACGTTCATTTTATTAAAAATATGAGTTTCTGTCAAACTCATTATGCAGCCACCTCTGTCCATCCTGGAGGTGTTATAGGCGCTGAACCTGTATTAACTTCATTCCAAATTAAAGCACTACCAGATCCTTGGTTCATAGTCAAGCTTAGACCTGTAAGTTCAATATCTATATGAATTGCAACAGAAACTGAAGCTAATTGATTGTTTAATGAAAAACCTGTTGGTACAATATTTTGACCAGGAACACCTACAGCTGTACCTAAAGCAGCTGTCATTGCAATACCTGTTGGAGTTGCTCCAGCACCTGCTAAACCTAATACAGTTCCTATATTAGCAACCATTGCTTGACCAAGTGCATTTGCATCTGGTGCAGGATCTACATTACCTAAAGTTGCTTGTGCAACGTTTAAAGTATTAAGAGTTAAAATTGAATCTCCATTAATATTTGGAGATGTTATGGCAGCCGTCATTGCAATACCTGTTAAGTCTACATTTGCAAATTGACCTTCAACTCCCCATGCATTAACATTCCAACCTTGTCTACCCCAACCTGTTTGGTTAAATGCATCTATGGTTCCAAGACCCATAGACATTGCATTACCAGTTGCCATTGCATCAGGACCAGCGTCTGCTGTTCCTAAAGCTGAAGTCATTGCTATACCTGTTGGAAATGCTTTTCCAACAATATCTAGAGTTACAGAACCAAGAGTAGTTGTTAATGGTAAACCAGTTGGTATTGGATTTGTATCAATGATAACAGTTTCATTTCCAAGAGCTGTAGTTAATGCTTGGCCCGTAACTGAAACATTAACGTCTCCTAAAAGACCCCAAGTTCCAAGACCCCAGGTTTGTTGACTCCATCCCGCCATAGGAGATTACCTCCTACGATTAACCAGAGATCCTTAGAATCGCTGCTGTTGACGTATTAGCCGGAAACTGAATTGTAAAAACTCCAGATGTAGCTGTTTTATCTGCTCCAAAATCTAAAACTGCCACCGCTGAATTTGAGAACGATGTGTTATAGATTAAAGCACCTCTAGCAGTAATAGTAACGTTCGTAAACGATCTGTCTGCGAAGTCTACTCTTGCTACACCAGCTGTAATTGAAGTTGCGTTATTAACTAACTTTCCACCACCAGAAGTATATTGTCCCGAGTTTGGAACTTGGTTTCCAGTTGTGAAAGAAGTTGTAGCTGAGTTTAGAGTTGCTGAAGAAGTATAAAGAGCTATTTTAAAAATATCACCAGCTGGCGCCGCAGTAAAATCTTGGTCACCATCTAATAATTGCTTTTTAAAAGAGTTTGCAATTGCTTGTGTTATAGCCATGTTATTTTCTCCTATTTTCCTATACGAGGAACACCACTTTGATATTCATCTCGTCTTCTTCTTCCCATTTGTTCTATTGAGAAGCCTTCTACCGCTTGTTTATACCTTCCTTCGTATAATTGCAAGAGATCATTTGGCCCTTTTAAAAAACTAAAAGCCTCAACTAGGCATGCATACAAAAGTCCGTTGGGAAATTGCAGACTTAAATATGTAGTAGAAACTGTACTCGATAATCCAGCAGGTTTCAAGATATAATTTAACTGAATTGTGTAAGTAGCATCTGGAGTAGGAGCCACAACTACCGTGTCTTCATCCCAGTTACTGTAATATTTAGGCACCCCTTGAGAGTTTAAATTATTAAATTCTGACATAAAACTTGTATCTCTATATTGTAAAAAATCTCTATTATCAGGATTAGCTGTTCCATCAGAATCTACGATTTGAGCCGATCTAATAACTAATAGATTATCAGGTGTATCTATAAATCTAGTTCCAGCTATTAAATTAGCATTCACATATCTTCTATTATTATCAGAGTCAACATCCCTTAAAATTCTAAATTCTGCATTCTCAATAAAACCATTTACGATAGTATCGGTTAGAACAGTTGAAGTAACTTCCGTATAATCTCTAATTTTTTGTACTAATTCTGTGTAAGTCATTATGTTATTTGTATCATACCTCCCATGCCTATGCCATGAATATAACATGCATAGTAATAAGTCCCTGCAACAGATGGAGTCCATTCTAGATATCTTTCACTTGCAGCATTAAAAGTTGTTGTGTTCGTATAATTTGATTCACTACTAGCCCCATCTAAATAATAAGAAACATTTGAAGATACTATTCCACTTCTTAAAGTAGAAATGCTTGTTGAGTTAGAAGTTGTAATAAATAAAGGGTGATTATCATTACTACTATTATCTTGTGAAAATTTAATTACAGTATCTTTAGGTATTGATAAACTCATATCTCTTGATGCATCAAGATAAAAAGCATTTCCTGTCCCACCTACAATATATAAAGTCCCTGTAGCTACAGTGACTGCATAGCTTACTGCAGAAACACCGGCTATAACTTGACCTAAAGATATTGAAGCTTCTCTTCTACTATTTATTTGTCCAGGATCTTCAGGAACCATACTACCACTACTTAAATCTTGAAATGCAAAATCACCTGGTAGTGTTAAATTAGCAACCATATTACCACCACCAATTTGATTAGTTGGAAAGTTTTGAGGTCTTGCTTGTTCTAAACCTTGTGGATCAGCTACAAAAGGTTTTGGCTCTAACTGTGGTTGCTTAGGTTCATATTCTGAAAGATGTACAAATGCACCATTCCATTCTGTAACCATTTCTCTCCATGGAAATGCTTGACCACTTCTATCTGATATTGCTAGTGCGTATTTTCCTTTTGCAAATTTTGACATTACATATCTCCTACTTTTACAGGTAGTCTCTTATCTACATTAGTATTTCCTTCATTTAATTTTGCAAACTTTTCTAATCTTTCATTAATCCATTCGTTTTCATCTGCATTAGCTGTAGTTGGTTGTAATACCATTGTTATTGTAGCAACAGGTAAACTAGCTAAAAAACTTAATCCCTTTGTAGCTAATGGAGTTAAACTTCCAGCTCTTGCTAACATTGTTTGAAGTATATTTGTTTTTGCTTTACCAAGTGTTTTATCATCTAAAATTACTTGTGAATAATTTCCACCAAGTTCTTTATATTTTGACATTGGTATTTTTAAAGATTTCACTGTTCCTTTTAAATCTTTAATAAGTTTTCCTTGTGACATAGAACCCCCTTGAGCTATATGTTTAGCAAAGTTTTTGTCTGGTGTAAAAAACCTACCACTTCTTTCGCCAAAACCTTTAGACATTTTAGATCTTGAAGGAGCGTCTCCTCTAAATAATTCAATATCCCCTTCTCCTAAATCAATTAATTCTTCTATGCCTGCCATTATATCTCCGGATAATAAGTTTTAGGTGAAATATAAATGCTTGCAGGTGATCCATCTTCTTGCAATGCTCTTTGTAATTCATCCTCATAAATTAATTTCATTTCTTGAATTCTTTGTGGTGCTTTTTTCATAGCCATATAATAAGCTAAACCTGCGCACATACATGGTACAAATCTATTAACTACATCAGCTTCATTAGTATATTTACCTGCATCTTGAATTCTTTTAACATAATAAAAATAAATGTAGTTTCCAGCTTGTGTACTACCTGGTGTCAAATATAAAGTAATAGTAACTTTATCTATAAATCTTTGAACAAAATATTGTGATGGTTGACCTGTAGCAATTTTATTTGAAAAAGCTTGATATTGTGATCTGTTAATCTTTGATAAAGGTGTATCTACATCACTTGTATTCCTGAAACTAGCTTCAAGAATATCTGAAACCATATCAACAAAATTTGTAACTGCATCTCCAGATGCATGGCCTGCAGCCGTTGTATCATCTGCTCCTCGACCAGATGCTTCACAAATTATATTATTACCAGAAATAGAAGTATAAATAATTACTTCAGAATTAATCCTAATTTTACCGGTAGCATTCATATTTTTTGTAGATGTTACAGGAATAGTTGTTGCACTTGATGAAATACCAGAACTTAAAGTCGTAGTTATTCCATTAGCATTTCCATCAGATGGTGATCTAAAAATTGTATATTCGTTTTGATTAGCTGCTAGTGTAATTGCAGTTCTTGCAACTTCCCAAAAATGCAAGCCTCTGTTGTCCCATTCTTGAAACATTATATTTAAAGAACGTCTTGCTGATCTTAAATCATTACCTGAGTAATCAAAGAATCCTAATCTTTCAAAAGACTCAGTTATAATATCATCGATCGAGAGAAATTTCTCGAATGTACTTGTGCCCGAAAAAGCCACGTAAACCTCCTACGAGTTGCTTCCGCCACTATGAAACACGGTTAACTTCGTAACCTGCTCTGTAGTTAAAACAGAATTAAGATTAGTTTTAAATAGAATAGGTGTAGGGAAAATTACAGTTTTAGTTTCCACTACTGGACCATGATCTATTTTAACTTTGGAAGTTGTTCCATCTTTTAATTCTATTACTCCTCCAGTTGCTGTTCCAACATAATGTATTCCGTAAGCTCTAGTTCTACCAGTCTGAATAGTTTTAGTTTCAGTAGTTACGTTGCTCGCTACTCCATCTTGTGTTGATCCAAATGTTGTCATTTATATTTTCTCCTTAAAATTTTATGTGGGCCCGAAGGCCCACAAAATTATTTAACTATTAACTGAATGGTGTAACAAATGCACCATTACCAATTAATTGAGCTTCTATCTGCCAAGTTAAACCAGCGACTGCTCTACATTTAATGTGAGCACCACCTAGTCCACCTCTAGTAGTAGCATCTAAAGTTAGTGTATCAAGAGATGCTGCAAAAGCAGTTACTGCCCCTGGATCGGTAGCTGTATTATTATAAATAGCCATTCCTACGTATACATCAGCTGAAGCGTGACCAGCTGCAGTTCCTGCATTTAAAACAAATGTGTTTCCACCTGTTAAATTTGCAGTTACAAGAAATTCGTATTCTAAACCAACATTGTTTTTAGTGTTTGGATCAGATCCTGGACCTGAAACACCAGAATCAGCTGTTGCTACGATTGCAGGTAAATTAAAAACAGTATTAGCATTGCCAATAGTTAATACTTTACCTTGGTATTTATTTATGTTTGTTTTGCTATCAGATACCGTTCCTGTGATAGCTTGTATCATTTTAGGACCTGCTCCTATAAAACCATTAAGTGATTTTACTGGGCCGTCAAACGTTGTTTGTGCCATAATTATATCCTCCTAGTTTTCCGAACGTAGTCTCTAGGCCGTCGACTATACGCGTCTACGTTCTAATTAATTGTATAGTGATTATTTTATATACTAGATTTTAATAGAGTGCAAGAGAGCCTTATAAGAAAGTGCGATTTCAGCGATGTAGCTTTTGATTAAGTAGCTACAGAAACTTGTGGAGCTGCGTCTTCGACAGTATTCTGTCTGTGAGCAATAGCTGCTTCTTCCAGCTTAATGTCAGTAATGACTTTTTTAACCTTGTCATCAATTCTGACCATTTCAAGAGTATACTTACCATTGTCAATATGCTCTTGTTCCCACTTCAACTCCAAGGACCTTTTTTGTTTGTATAGGTCTTGTATCATAGATAACTTCCTCATAAGTTATTCTGTTAACTCGGTCATCGTAAGAATTTCCGAGATATTCCCAGTTTATACTCTTTTCTCCTAATTTGTCAAGGATGGACTGCTCAAGAGAAATAGCATTATCTTCCGCTAAAACGTTAAATTTTGCGTAATAATCATATGCCCATATTTTTACTGTGAAGTTTTTTTTCATTTTATCTTTCTATTGTAGAAATGAGGCGGGATTATGTCCCGCCTCAAATATCTTATCTATTAAGCACCTTCAACACCAAAGATACCTCTGTAGTCAGAGACACCAAATTTGTATCTCTCTCTAGCTTTGTATCTTACGTTTCCAGTATCGAAGTCACCTTCCATCGCTGTTCTGATAGGTGTTCTTTCGAAGTACTTCATACCATTAGGCACATCAGTGATAATGTAGAACGCATCCGTGTCAGTTAAAAAGTTATTAACTCTGTAACCTTGTGGAATCATTCCCATTGACGCGATAGCGTTAATGTCATTATCAGCAGTTGACGTTCTACCTTGAGACTTCATAAGTCTTTCAGCAGTGAATTGAAGCTCACTTGGAACGATCATTTTAACTCCTCTTGCAGCAATTTTTAGACCTCTTTCGTCTGTCATTTGCGCAATATCGATTAATGATTGCTCTAGTGAAGTTTCATTCAAGTCAGCTTGTGCAGCTAACGTGTTTGATACAGTGCCCGCGATTGTTGGGTGAGCAGTGTTAAATAAAGAAACACCATCACCTGAATCAAAATTATTCGTAGTTGGTAAACCTTGAATAAGCGGATCTACTGATTTGATTTGTTTAGTATTCGCCATAGATCTAGCTAATGCTTTTGTATATCTAGACGCAAGTCTATCGTACAAGTTATCCTCGATCGCTTCTTCAGTGATCGCGAATGCAAGCGCAACTGTTTCCATAGTGTATCTTGCAGTATAAGTCTCTTGAGCATTGTCAAAAGTTACTGCAGAACCTTCTGGTTTAACTGCTGCATTTGCAAAACCAGATAACATAACTTCTTCTTCAAACGCCCTGTCTGAAGTTTCTGTTACGTATATCTCAGCATGCTGATTTTCATAACGTTTATATTCCAGTCCGAATAGTGCATTCAGGCCTGGTTCTAGTTCTTTAACTAGTTGTCCTCGTGATATAGCCATGTTTTATCTCCTATTCTCGCTATTATATACCTAGGTTTTTATCGTAACCATCGTAGATATGCTCGTTAATTTTAACAACTAAGTTAAGATTAGCAGCACCAAGTGTATTGTTTTCTACGTCGTTAGATATACCTGTTACTTTTAATTGAGCCGTACCAGTTGTAGATGTACTGTGATTTAGTTCCGACTTAGAAACATTATTCGCAGAATTTCCAGCTGTTACTTCGATGTTGTAATTCTTGAACACATCTGTCTGCGCGTGCGCAGTAGCTTTGTTCGATTGAATTTCAAATCGTTCGTACGGATCGTCTGCTACGAAAGCTTTGATATCACTAGCAGCTATTGTACCTGCATAATGATTAGCAAACGTAGGCTTGCTTGTTGTTGGATCAGTGTAAAAAACCCCGTTGAGTGATCCCACGATGAAAGCTTCAGAAGCTGCAGCTTGGTGAATTGTACCAGCCGCTGTTGCTGAAACCGCATCTTGGAAGAAGATCTTAGTAGTATCACCTGATGATATACTATATTCTCCTAAACCCTGGTTGTCTCTATTCTGACCGACTTTGCCAATAGCTCTTAAGCCAAAAGCAGCGTCTTTGTTTGTTTTTGCCATAGAGGCCTCCTATTAAATGTACCTGCCCCGAAGGGCCTCCAGTACGGGTTTATGTTATCTCGATGGTTTGTGAATTCCTAAATTAGGATTTCTTTGAGCCACCAAAAGTAACACGCGATTGTCTATCAATATTGATAGGCATGCTTGGGTGCTCTTCCTTCATAAGATCGTTGTCCATTGCTTCAACTTTTTCACTATGTTGTTTTGCATAGTAATCTTGTCTTTGCTTCGCGATCTCTTCCGGTACCCTAGCGAGCACTAGGCCGCCAACACCGATCACTCCCTTGTATTTGCCGTCTTCGACAACTGGATAATCGCCATCAGGATATTCATCAGATCTTACTAATTCATATCCAGATCTTATTCTTCCTTGGATATTTTTTGTATCCTGGAATCCTAAAGATTCAGCTCTTAACCACCTATGTCTAAAACCTGTAGGCGCAGGGGGTGCATCTAATGCAGATGGTGGAGTCCAAACTTTTTTGTGAGATGTTTTTTCTCTTGTTTGACTCGCACGTGAGGTTTTCTTTTCATTTTTATTTTCCATATGCTTAAGCCTCCTTCGTGATGTTTAATTGTTTCGCATATTCTTCAAGTGGCACACCTAATTTTTTAGCGATTGCTACCTGTGATGGTGTGAGCCTCACAGTTTTGCGACCAGATTTGGTACTTCGCTTCGCTGAAGCTACTGTTTGTACCGGAGCAGGTCGTATATTTTCTCCCGAACTATTATTATTACCAAATTTGTGCGGGAATTCAAGTCTTATTCTTTTATCTATTTCAGAATAATACTCGTCACTTGATGGGTCAAAACCTTCCTGTTCTGTTAACTTCTTATGAAGATCAAAAGCAGTGTAAGTCATAGCAGAATCCTGACCAAACCACGTGTTTTTATCAGCCCACGCGCTTGCTTTAGGATCTGGTGTTCCTTGTGCTACTGGTTTTCTTTGTAAGTTAATTTCAGGAGTAGGTTTCTCCTTTTGTTGTTTTTCAAAAGCTTCCTGGGCTAATTTAGTTTCAGCCAATTTAGCTTTTTTGTATCCTAACTCAGATATAGATGCCAAAGCTTCTGCCTCAGCTCCAAGATCATTTGCTTCTCTTGCTGCTGCTAGTTTAGCTTGTGCGGCTGCTACACCTGACGTAATACTCTCTTCGGTTACAGCAACAAAGTCTGGTTGTAATTTAGAAAGTTTTGCATCTGCTTCTTTTTTATCACTCATCACTTTTTGAGCATAAGAAAGAGCTTCATCTTTTTGACGCTCTGCTTCTCTCCATTTCTTAGTTAACTTTGCTATTCTCTTCTGTACACTATCAGAGTAGTCTTTTAATTCTGTATCATCTTTCTTGTCCTCTAACTTAGTTTCTCTTTCATTTTCATAAGTTTTATCCTCTGATTGTTTTTCTTCAACCACAGGTCTTACTGTTGGCTCTTCAACTGAAGCCTCTTTCTGTTCTACAATATCCTCTTCTTTTGTTTCAGGAACATCGACATCCATTGCTGGACCAGAGGTATCGAGTTCAACTGTTTTTTTCACTTCTTCAGTGTCTGGCATAGTTTTCTCCTTCTATGTTTAATATTGATGAAGTATATCTTCGGGGTTATCTATTTTTGCTAATACTTCATCATCATTTAGCAATCTAACTTCACCCCCGTCAATTTGAATTCTTGATCCTGCATAACGTGCAAAAATTACCCAATCACCTTTTTTACACCAAGGTCCTTCGGGATATCTTTCTTTATCATTATAACAGTCTGGACCTTGAGCTAATACAAGACCACAAGTAGATCCTACTTGTTGTCTTTCTAAAGTTTCTTGTCCAAGAAATAAACCACCCTTAGTTTTTTCTTTCATTTTGAAAGGAAGAATTAACATTCTCCAACCGGTTGGTACTGGTAATTTTGAAGATTCTTTTGTTTTTAAACGTTCGTAAGCATCGACTTCTTTGTCGTTTTGCTCTTTATTTTCTTTATCATACTTTTCAGCCAAAGCATATTTAATCTTTGGTGTTGAGTTTGATGACTGTTCCTTTTTCATCTTTTTGCTCCTTTTCATTTAGCAGGTTAGAGATATCCTGTAAAATTGTTAAACACGTATGTGCTTGTCCTAGCATATACTTATATTTTTCCATATTGTCAACTGTGCCTGACATCATACTTTCTCCGATATTGTGATATTGGTCTTTCAAAGATCTCTGTATTTTATTTATTAGTGTAAGTTCATCCATTTAACATTTCCATCGTTTGCGTGCCTGTCTCAATCTAGAGTTAGGATCTTTTGCAGCCTTTGGAAATTTTTTCATTTGGCCTGCGCTTCTTGCACAGTACGACTTACGTCGATTTGCAGCTTTTGATCCTGGCTTAACTTTTCCAGTCACGGCTGTTTTTAGTTTTGAACCTGGATTTTTTCTTCTATAGGCAGCGACACCAGCTCTTGTCATACCTGCTCCAGACTTTGTAGATCTAAAGTTCTTTTTATTTCTCGCAGGCATAGTGCCTTTGTTATATAATTCTCTTGGCATTTGTCCTCTTGATATCATATTCTTTGTAACTCCGGATTTTTAGATAATATATTTTTTTCTGCTCTTGGTCTAGCAACAGAATCTTTACTTCTTTTTCTAAGTTGAGCAATTGCAGATTCTTTTAACTGTTTTTGTTTTTTTAATTGTTTTAAATCTTTTTCTAAATTCATGATATTTTTGGCATCCTAAAACCAGGGTTAGAATAATATTTTGCGTAAGATTTATTTCCAACTTTTACTCCACCTAAATCTCCAGATACATAACTTCCAATATAATTTTTTTGTGCTTGTCTAACCATAGCATCTCCACCGTCTGCTTTTTTAGTTCTCTTTGCAAACGTTGCAGCTCTACTAGGGGTTGGCCCAGTATTTGCCTTGGCTTGTTTTCTCTTTACGGCACCCGCACGTTGCCCTTTGGACATCGCTCTTGCTTTTGCAATAGGCACGCATTTTGGATATTTTTTTCTTTTTTCTCCACCACTTCGACCACACTTGGGGTATGAGCCATCCGATCGCTTGTTTGCAATATCTACCCAATTCTCTTTTACCCATGCTCTTAAACCTTTCTTGGCCATTAGACCTCCGTCATCATAGTCATGTCTTCATCAACAATTAATCCACCATCAGCAGCTTTTTTTCTTTTCTTCTTGCCACCTGGTGTAACTTTACCAGAGCAAACAGCAGATGCATACATATTAGCATACGCGCTTGGGTACACTTTAAATTTTCGCTTCGCTGCAGCTTTACCTCTTGGACATAGTTTTGCCATTATGAATTTCTCCCTCTAGCTTTTTTGTTCATACCTTTTTTACAGATTCCACCACCTCTTAAAACTGCTCTTCCACCTGATCGATAACCACCCATAGCTTCTGGTATTACTTTTTTAAATTCACCTGTTTGTTTAACTACTTTAGGATCTTTTAAAGTATCTTGAAAATCCGATAATCTTTCATTTTTTTTCTGTAATTCTACTCTTTTTTTATTTAATCTTTGTTTTTTTGATTTTGGATTAAAAGTTGCTTTAATATCTTTTTTAATTCCAGTAATTGCACTATCTCTACCTTTTATATAATCGTCTTCAGTAAAGTCTGCATCTTTGTAATCTTTTTTTAAACTTGCAATTTTATCTTTATTGCTCTTATACATTTTATCAGTTCTTCTTTGAGCTGCTTTTCTAGATTCTTTTAATAGTTCTGATTCTGAATTAGCCATTATACTTTACCTCCACGTCTAAAATATTTTTTTCCTTTTAAAGCCTCCAAACGTGCAGAAGGCTTTGTAGGTTTCTTCTTCTTCTTTTGTTGCATCATCTGCAACATTTTCTGAAGTTTTTTTTGACGAGACATTATCTATTGATTTTGCCTTTTTTCTTCATCTTGCTACCGAATTTTCCGTAAGACTCATCTCTGCTAGCTTTTAATTGTTTAGCAGTTCTTTTCTTTCGGATTCTCATAGCGATAGATTCGTCTTTTCTATCTTTGTAACCTTGTTTTTTCTTACCAACTTTTTTCACAGATCCTCCTTTTCTGTACATTTGTCCGCCTCTCATTCCCATATCAGGTGAATAAAAACCAGACTCTTCATCTCTTCTTGCAGTGCCAGAAATCATTTTTCCGCCACCTCTTTTCATTGCACGTCCACCAGAATTAAAACCAAATCCAGGGACTTGTTTGTTGAATCGTTTATTAGGCATTATTTTTTTCCTCCGTTCCTAAAAATTTGTGTACCCTTTATACCATAAATACTCGCCACGACAAGGATCCACAAATTGGTGAACCATGACGGGAGCTGTGAGAACATATCAAAAAACAATTTGACTTTGTCCATTGCTGTCGGATCATCTGATACGACTGCCCAAGCCAGCACCAACACGGGCAAACTTAAAATTATGAGGACGGCCTCGTCTTTCCAGTCTGATTGTCGGGCTTCTAAAAGTTTTCCCTGGTAAGCTTCCTCACCCTGGGCCATCTTAGTAGCATGCATCAGTTGTGCATCTGACATTGCCATCTTCGTTCTCTGCTTGTTAGCATAAATTTTACTTCCAGCAGAAACGGCTAGTTTAATTGCCGATAACCACATACTAGTACCACTTAGCTGTTTTCTTTTTGTCCTTAAGCATTCTTCTAGTACCTCTTACTTCTGTTTCATCTCCAGTTGGTATGTAGTTTCTTTGCATACCATCTGCAGTAGTTACAGATCTAGGGTCCAACTCAATGTTTTGAGATGGAATGCTTACGTCAACTGACTGTGTAAAAAACTTATCGTCTTTTTTTGCCATATGTCCTCCTATTTTTTTCTTAACTTCTTCAATGTTATAGCAAAACGTGCTCTTTGTCCAAGCTTTCCAGGTTTTTTAGCCGCTGTTTTTAGTTTTGACGCTGGAATTGTTTTGCCTTTTTTAATTCCTAAAGATTTTCTTAGTGATCCAGGTTTTTTTATCGCTTTTTTAATAAATTTAACTTTTCCACCTTTTTTATATTTTTCTGCAAGGTTTGGATCAATATTTCTTTGTACTACTTCCGGTAATTTACCGAAATTTTTGTATTGTTTCTCTCTCATTATCTATTCTCTCCTTCATATTTTTCTATTTCGACACTTGGCATCATTTTATCCACATTTGGAATAGATTTGCTCAAGATTGTCTTTTCAATTGATGTATTAGCTCTTAGTTTTGCTAATTTTTCATTTTGATCCAACTTCTCATCAGTGTTTTGTTGATTCATCATGGCTTTCATACGATCGAGATTAATTTTTTCTTGTCCTTCTCGTTTTTTACGCTCGTTGTCCATAGCTCTAAGGTCTAATTCTCTTGCTCTTAATTTAGCGATAGGGTCATTTCCAAAACCTGAAGTAACTTCTCGCTCTTCTTTTAAAAATTCTTCCATCATTTCAGCAATCAACACAGCTTTTCTAGACTCTAACCTTTGAGTCATTGCTTGAAGCTGCTGTGCAACTTGTGGATTCTGCGCTGCCATCTGTTGCATTTGTGCTAACTGTGGAATTTCTTGTGCAAACTCTAATTCAATTTGTTCTTGTGCCATCAAACTTATGTGTTCCATAATATTTTTTTCCATTGCAGCTGTTATCATTGGATTATTTTTAGCAATATTAGTTGCCATAAAATTTAAATGCGAAGTAATGTGTGCTCTATGATCTTGACCAGGAAACGCTTGAAAAGGTTTACCTGCTAGAGCCATAATATTTTCTAACGCTGGGTCCATTGGTTGAGGCTGTTGTGGTTTAATTAATACTTGATCAATATTTTTTACACCCAACGCTTCATACATATTTCTATATGCTTGATATAAATTATGCATTTGCGGATTTGACGTTGCCAGTTGCAACTCCGTTTGCGCGAGGGAAATACGCTGAGTTTGTGAAAAGATGTTGGGATCCGCAACTGGCACAATATCTACCCGATCATCAAAGTCTTGTTGTTTAATCATTCTTTGACCCCCAACTACGTCGTACGGATACTCCGGTGGTAAATATAATTTGAATACTCTTGCTAATAATTTAAATTCTTTTTTAAGAGCAGAATAAATTCTTTTGTGTATTGCTGACATTGTTCTGCTACCTCTTTCAAGAAGAGCAACAGTTGTTCCTACAGCAGCTTGTTGATTGCCATCACCAATTTGTAAATCTGCAATCGATGCAAATCTTTGACCAGCTTGTACAACGATACCCATTAATGATAGTAAAGTTTGAGATGGTTCTTTAAATGGTAACATCATAAATGAATCTTTTAAATTACCACCAGGTGCATCTACATCTCTAAACTCACCAGGTTGTATAGATTGCGCATCATCTCTAATTCTAATGCCACGCATTTTAAATCCTGCGGGTAGGTTGGAAAGCGTACCCGCATCCAATAATTGACGAAGAGCTGCTGTTGCAGTTCTAGACAGACCACCAATCATATGGATGAGACCGAAGCCATAGAAACCTAGTCCAGGTAAAAATTTAAAATGAACAAAGTAATCTATTTTGTTTTTGTTCGGATCTCCAATTTGATAATTTCTTCTAATAGCTAAAACTTTTCTTGTAGCTAATTCTACAGTTACGATGTAAGGAATTTTTATTCCAGATGGTTCACCCGTTTCTTGATTAACATCTTCAAAACCTTCAAGATCTAAATTAACATGACATTCTATTAAAGTATAAATGTCATCGTCTTTAGATTTTCTTTGACCTTCAAGTTCTCTTTCTTTTTTCTCTACATCAGATTCTTCATAACCAGGTGTTCCTAATTCTATATCTAAATAAAATCCACCTACTTGTTGTTTTCTTAAATCGTTTTTAGAAACTTTAACCCGGTGAATGACTGCCTCTGCATCGTCTAATGAGGTAGCCGAATAAGGGACAATCAAATCATCTGCAGGGACGAACTTTGATATAGCTCTTCCTTCAAGTTCATCGTAATAAATTTTTTTAAACGCTGAACCTGCAAGAGGTAAATAGAAAAGCATTGAATCAAAGTCAGGCTCATATTCTTTCATTTTTTCCATGAGCTCAAAATTCATATAATCTTTAACACGTTCTGCTTGTTCTGCTTTTTCTGGACTCGGTGCTCCAACTACTTGCGTTCGGACTGGTCCATTAGCTGGGAGTAACTCTTTATAAGCGAGCGCTTGAAACTGTGTAACAGCTTCAGCCAAAACCGGGTGAGTTGCCCCCGAGGCACCTTGAAACGGTTCCGTTCGCATGTCATATTTAAATCCTAACAGGTCAAGACCTTTTGTGTAAGATTGTTCCCAATCTTTTCTTGACATGTTATAGTCCATATACTTTTGCGTCAAGTCACTTCCTAATTCTCCTAAAACGTCATCTGGTAAAAATTCTGCTAAATTTGCGTAGTGTTCATCACCACCTTCTGGTGATGCTGCATTTGGATCAAAATCTATATCAACTGATCCATCTTCTTGTTCTATTACTTCAACGGGTCCTTTAGATGTTTCTTCTGCAATCGCAATTTCTTGCGCTTGATCTACTATCTCTTCTTCACCCGGAATTGTTACTGAGCCCCTTGGACCTTGCGTCAGGGACTTGTCTATTTTGTCTGCCATTTGTTTTCTCCAATTTAACTGTTTTAACAGTATTATAATTAATTTTCAACCCCTGTGGCGTGGGTCCTGATTCAGGCGGCAGGAGCCAGGTCTTAGGGTAATTTGATGTTTTTGATCTGTTCATTGTATTTCCCGAATGTTGATTGTCCTACTTCTTCAAAATCATCTGACATCTGTGTTAAATCTTTTGCTCGCTCTTGTGCAGCAAATTCTGGATCTACTCTTCTTTTTGCATTGTTGAGTGCTACCTCTGGATCTCCAGAATCTAAAGCCATGGCTTGGTCAGCAATGGACAATTCTATGCCTTGTTCATCTGCTAAAACTCTAGCATCAAACAAAGCTTTAGTTCCTACTGCATATCCTATTGGCTTAATAACTTTGCCTACTCCTTTTAAAACTTTACCTGTTCCTGAAAGTATTTTATTTTTTAACCTACCTTTTTCTAAGGCTTTTGCATCTGTTCTAATTTGTCTTTTTAAACTACTAGCTTGGTCAGTTGATAATTGTTCTAATTTTAAAGCTGGATTTGTTTTACCACTACCGCCAAATTTTTTACCCACAAATCTAATAGGTGTTCCATATTCGTCTGTTATGGGAACTACTCTATTAAAACCAATTAATTTTTTATATTCACTTGGTAATTCTTTAATTGCATTCTTAACAACTTTTTCTCCAGCGTCATTTAATATATCTATTTTTTTTAAATAACCTTCTGGTTGAGTGTTGATTAAATCTGAAATTGAATCAGCTATGTTGTTTAATCTTGTGTTATATGGAGAAAGTGTTCTATTCATTTTTCCTTTAATAATTGCAATGTCATTTAAATCTAAAGGTATCTCTCCACCAATATTCATTATGTGGTGAAACTGAAATTTTTTAGTTCCTCTACCTTCAAATGGCGCTGTTCTAGCTATTCTTTGTTTTCTTGTTGTTTCTGTTTCTGTAGCAACTCTATCTCCCTCACCTCTACCTTCAAATGGATTTGAAAACTCAACCTCTTTGGTAATTAGATCTCTTAAACCAGAATCCATAAATCCTGTTCGACTTGAGTACCCTGAAATTTTTATTCCCTCGGGTGCATATTTTTTTGCAATCTTTCCCGCCTCTTCCATACTATCTAAAATTCTATTTTCAGGGAGATTACTAAATTTTATAAATTCAGCTTTTGCTTGTGGATTGTTTAAAATAATTTGAGCAGGGGAAACACCTTTACCTGTTGCTATAAAATTAGGTCTGTTTTTTAATTTTACTAGATCTGCTTTTTCATCAATAACTCGTTCTAAAGAAGTTGCTGATCTTCCAGTTTTTGCTTCTTTTGAATCAGGGAAATATTTTTTAGTTAATTCTCTAGTTCCTATACCTTTATAATAATCTTCTAATATATTATCTAAATTTGCTAAAGCACCTTTTCTAATGTCACCCATAAAATAAGATGTTTTTTTAGTTAAATTTTTAAAAAATTTTTCACCTTTTTCCTCACCAATTATTCTTTGTAAAGAACCGTATGATATTTCTTTTCCGTTATTTAGTTTAAGAACATCTGGATGCCTTCTAATTTCTGTGGGACCTAATTCGTTAGTTTCAGCGAGTTTTATAATTTTATTAAATAATTTGGGTTTTTTATTTTTAAGTTGTCTTGCTTCTGCTTTTGCAGGTGTAGATACTGCAGTTTTTTTAACATCTGCTAATAACTCACTATCTATAAAATTTTGAGCACTCGTTTTTGTATCAAAAACAACACCCTCAGTAGTTGTTCTTACAAAACCTGGAAGGTTTTTTAATTTATTAAAAGGTATATCTCTAACACCCACCCTACTTTTTACAAAATATTTCCCTGGTTTATTAGAAAACCTTTCTGCTAATTTTTTAATTTCAGCAAACCCTTCTCTTGATCCTAGGTCTTCTCCTTCAAAAGTACCGCCACCGATTGCAAAATTTTCTCTTTTGTAATTTTCTATTGTTTCTTTAATTTCTGTTTGGGGTAGTGATTGATAGATTCCTGATGCCTGATCCTCGGTAATTTGTCCTTTGGTTATAGCCTCTTGAAGATAGAAATCAAAAAGACGTAATGTAGATTCAGGGTCCAGGCCTCTTGAAGCTTCTTTTAGTGTATTTAATTTATCTTTAAAAGTTCTTGGTGTAGGTTTTTCAGAACCATTGGCAAATGGTTTTCGCCTGACCATATGTGCATAGGCTTCATTATAATGATGGAGTTTCAAATTAAACTCCTAAGATACCGGGTAATCCTCCAACGGCAACACCAGCTCTAGCTTGACCTTCTTCCATTCTTAAGAAGTCATCTATTTCCATGATTGGAAATCCTGGCATTTGTTCGTTCATATTGTATTTGTAATTTTCGTAAGCATCTAAATCTTCTTGACTATAATTACCTGGCATATACTTAGCCATTCTCATTTCTTCTGTATCTCCTCCACCAGAAGACATTTCAAAATAAAATTCTTTTAGTTCATCAATACTTCTAGGTCTTCGTTTTTTTCTTTTGATAAATTCTTCTACGATAGCTTCCATAGTTACTCTTGGATCAATTGTTTTTGCTGATGCTTGCATGATACCTTCTTTTTCCATAGGTCTACTTCCTTTTAAAATTTTTTCAAAATCACCCATGGGATCCATGCTGATTTCTTTTATTTGTATGTTATTCCTTTTTATGTAGTCCGTCAAGGATTCTCCTGCTTCAACTCCTACACCAGAATTGTAAGAATCTATTACATCTGCGTAACTTTCAAATTCCATTAATAATACGTCCTTTGTTTAGGTGGAATTATTTCATCCTGATAGTCTTCAGGGTGTTGAATTAGGCCACCTTGCCTAAATCTCATTACAGCTTGTGTCATTGAGTCTACCAAGTCATCGTGATCGCCATAAGGAAAAGCTGCGCATTCCTCAATAACTTCTTGTGCAAACTCCATTTCTTTGGGCGCCCATATCAGTCCCGACTCAAAGAGCGGAGATACTGCGTTTACCCTAGTATGCTTATCATTGCCTCTACTAGGTGTAAAATTTATAACAGGAATTCCCATCTTACGCAACTCATAAGTTAAGGGTAGTCCAGAAGCTTTTGATTCTATGATGACTGTTTCTGGATTCCAGTAGCCGTATTGTTCAAGCGCGACTCTACGCAACTCAGGAAACTCATATCGTTCTTTCACTGCATCTAATAAAATTAAATTCGGTGGACTATCTTCATCTGGACGAAAAACTCCCCACGTTGTAATTGCAGAAAAGTCTGCGGTTTGTTTTTTCATAAAAGCTGTATCATAAGATTGTATTACATGTTGAAGAGGAGGTAGATCATCCTCTTCCCAGGAACGCCACCATTCTCGTTTTATCAAAGCTCCTTCTTCTGAAGTAGGATTTTGCATATACTGTGCATTCCATTTTGATAAAGGAATAGAAGCTTTAACAGATTCTAAATCTTTTATTTCCCAATACTCAGGCCAAACAGGTTTACCTGATGGAAGGATAGCAGGAAATTCTACAATGTCCCATTGATCAGCTTTAATTTCTTTTTGTGCATTAAGTAGTCTACCTGTTAAATCTTTTTCATTCCAACGAGTCATGATTACTATAATAGATCCACCAGGTTGAAGACGTTGTCTTGGTCCTGATGTATACCATTCGTAAGTTCGTTCTAATGCTTGTGCATTCATTGCATCTTGTTCAGAATGTGGGTCATCAATAATTAAAAGATCTGCACCCCTTCCTGTTATTGCCGAACCTACACCCGCTGCATAATACTCGCCTCCTTGAGCTGTTTCCCATTTGCCGGCAGCTTGTGAGTCTTCTCTCAGTTTTGTATTAAATACTTTTTGATATTCAGGGGAGTCAATCAAAGCTTTAGCCTTACGACCAAACCTTACAGATAATTCTGTTGTATTAGTAGATTGAATAATTTTTAGTTTAGGATTTCTACCTACCATCCACGCAGGTAAAAGATAAGATCCAAATTCAGATTTGGTATGTCTTGGTGGCATATTAATAATTAATCTTTTTATTTCACCAGATGCTAGCTTATTAAATTTTTCTGCAATTTCTTTGTGGTGTTTACCTTCTATAAAATCAGGCCAAACATGTTTAACAAAAGTTAAAAAATCAGTTTGAATAGATTGTTGTTTTTTCTTTTCACCATATTTATTTGCTAATAATGCAAACTGTCTTCTGACATCAGCAGGTAGCTTATCTAAGTTCTGTATAAATTTTTCATTCATAAAATTTTTTCGCAAAATTTTTTTACAAGTATTTTGAAAACTTATAAAGTATTTTACCACTATCTATCTAAAAATCCAGCAAATCTAGTGTAGGTTGTGGGACCCCTAGGCTAGATATAAAAAACATTTTTTAGGAATTTGCAAAATTAGGAATGGCTCTGGGACCACTACGCGTGGCGTGGCGCTGGCTGGCGCCACAACCTATAGTTGATGCGTTTACTGCATACAACTATTAATCTAAAAGGGTCATATAAGCTTGAGGATTTAACCTGCTAAACTTAGATAAACCTTTTTGCATTGCATCATACTGCTCAGTTTCTTCTGCATGTTTAATTAAATGATAAAGAGCAAACTCTTCTTCACTTAACATCTCAGATTGACCAGAGTATGGGTTTGTTGCTTTCATATTTCTAATTGTCATATCTGGGATCATATAGGATAAGTCAAGCATTGTCAATAGCCTGTATTCTTTTTTGTTTATATGGATTGCCATGATAATCGGTGTGAGTTTCTACAACTACATCTATCGGTGTTTCTTGTGGCTCGGTCCTTGGGTGTAGTCTAATGAATTCTTCCCAATGTGCATACAGGAAATCAGTATAACAACCTTGACTACAAAAATGTGAGAAGTAATTTCTTTCGTTCCATGAGTCCTGTTTTATCTTTCTGGTCCTCAATACCTTAGAACCCTTAACACCTCTTATTCTATCCTGTGTATGATTAGTATGACACTTAGGACCATGGCACCAATTATAATCACTCATCTGGACCTTGCCATTTCCCAAACGCAAACAACAATCATAAACATAAATAAAAGTTTTATTTCTATTGGCATTAGTGCCTCACTTTCCACGATTGCGACGCTGTTCTATAACCATGATTATCTAAATCATAATAAACATAATATGGTGTTCCATTTTTTGCAACTCCATATCTGCTTTTATCATCGTGCTTTCCTTTTCTAGTTATGTGTTTTTTGTGCTTACTTGCCCAGTAAGTAATGTAGAATGTTTTAGTCATATTTCTTTCCTCTCTTTCTGTCCCTATCCTATACTAAATAGGATAGGGTGTCAATAGCTTAATTTACACTTTGTTGCATTTGTTGTCTTGCAATAGCGATCTTTTGATCTCTAGTTAAAACCTCTTTATCTTCCAAAAGATTAGCCAGATTTTCTGGTGAATAAATTGAAAGTGCCATTGAACTACTTTCATTTAACATTGTTTCATTTAAAACAACTCCGACTTTATCTGCGAGTGCTTTTGCTTGGTCAAATGTTCTGTAAGATTTTAAACCTAATCTTACTTTTTGCATTTTGTCCTCAACATAATCATACATTTGTTGATGTTCTTTGATTACATTGTCAGCACTAGAAACATACATCTTAAAAAAGTTTAATGTATTTTCATCAACTTTAAACTGCCTTGAATGACAATAATTACTTCCTATTGTCCAAAGTTTAAAATCATTTTCCCATTTATCTTTAGGATATTCTGTTCCTGTTGCATCATTCCTTGAATGATTAAAACCCAAAAATTTATTTACTGCTGTTTCATCTGCATAATATTTTGGATTTCTTTTTGAGTAGTCATTATTAATAGATAAATTGAAATCAGGATTAAGACCTTTTGCTTTCATGTCATCACGATAATATGCTCTTGCAAAGTTTTTACCCATATTAAATCTTACATGAACTTCATCTTTGCTTTCATACTCTCTACCCTCATCATCAACTTTCATAATTGGTTTTTCAACCCAAAAACAATTATCTTGATACAACTCGCCACCACTTCTATTGTATTTAGAAATCATTCTTCTAATTGTATCAATGTCCTCTTGGGGTTGATGAAACCTTACAACTTTCTCAATCTGCTCTTTTGCCTTTTCACGCATAAGATCGTATTGTTCTTTTGCTTGTATCAATTTATCTTTTACTTTATCTTCGTAAAAAGATTGAAATTGATCTGCAACAACTTTACGTTTATCTGCGTTTAATGTTATTTTTTTAGTTTGCATATTTCACTCCTTTATTTTGTCCCAATATATCCTATATAAAATATATGTCAAATATTATTTTCGGCACAACCTATACGTGTATGGTCTAGTTTAGAATTATTCTAATGTAGTTTTTTTATAATATATACTAACCACCATCCCCAGCCACCGTCCAAGTATATAGGATAAATTAGGATATGTCAATCCATTAGAGTGTCCACAATGGGTCTAATAAAAAAATATTTTTAAAATAAATATTTGACTCCTAAGTTATCCTATGTTATAAAGCGCTATGACTGATAAAAATAAAATAGATAAAATACACGACAAGTTAATTCTTCAGGCTAAGAAATTAGCATTAGTAGAATTACAAATTAAAATAAAAGAAGATATTGAGAAACTTGATACAGAATTAAATTGTATTGATTCCGATGAGGATGAAATACCATTTTAGATAATTAGATGGGACAGCAAAAGTTTAAATGCTGGGGTTATGGACCACCTCTGAAATTGGGTGGAGAGATCAAAAAGTTCCAGTCCCCGAAGCCATCTTTTATCAGGCGGGGAACTTAGAATTAAAGCTATGCCCCGCCTGATCCCAGATCCATTAGGTTATTACCGATAATGCGTGCCGGCGCCCTAATGGATCTGGGATCAGTTATCCAAGACCCCGCTGGATACAGTTGGGGAAGAATGCATAGATAGATATGGATCTGGACTATGCCTGATCAAGATCAGCGGGCTAAGTCCGAAAGGGTGAAGTTTTGGGAACCCCTGTCCGAAAATCCACTTTAGTGTGGGTGCTGATCCCAGATCCTTGGTGATGCGGCTTCTTAAATCGTATGCGATCCAAGGATCTGGGATCAGCCCTGAGTGGAAAGCTTCAAGCGTCAAGCTTCAAGCGTCAAGCGTCAAGCTCAAGCCACAAGCTTGACAGCTGGGCTGGGATATGATAGGATAAAATTATAAAGGAGAAATATATGATTAAAAAAAATAATGATCCATTTGGTTTTAACAAAGCCATTAATTGGGAAAAATTAGAAGATCCAAAAGTATTAAAAGAATTAAAAAAACTTTTTGATGAAGAGGAGAAAAAAGAAAATGAAAACAAGTGAAGC